GCAGAAGGCGCACGCCGCCGCACAGGAGGCAACCACCGATGGCAACGAAGTCGAGACGCCGCCGCCTAGCGAAGCGTAGGCGAGCCGAGAGGCGCGCCGCAGCTGAGCGGCGCTCCCGACTCTTGCAGAAACTCGTTCATCGCCGCATCTATCACGAGGAGGCCCAGTGAAGCCATTGACCCATGAGGAGCGCGCTGCGCTCGCACGCACACCGATTCGCGTCGGCATCCTGGCGGAAGCATTCGCCACCACGGTCCCTGGTATGGCGAGCGCCGGCTTGCGGAGCGACACACCCAAGCTGCCGGTCACCAACTTCCGCACGAACATGTATGCGGGGCGGATGAGCAACAGCGCGCCGAGAACCTAGTGGTTATCTACACCGAAGACCAGACGCCACTCGAAGTCGGAAAGACTGTCACGCTGGAGAGCCTGACCGACCGAGACAGACGGGAGCATCCCCAGGTGCGCGTCCACGTGCTCGGTGTCGCCACACGCGCCGACTATTACGCCTACTGCGCTGAGGTGGGTATTCCGCGGCGCGCGATTATGCCCATCTCGGGCGACGCCATCTTCTACAACGTGAGCATGGACTGATGCCATCACCCCGCGCCAGCTACGCGCTCGACGTCATCGACAACATACGCGTTGAAGAGGACTACTCGTTCCACGAGCGCCTGGGCGACTACCTGCTGAGGCTGACGGAACCCTATTGGACCGGTGAGCGCCTGAACACCAAGGCGATGCTGCACGACCCCGTGCGGCGCACCAACCTGTTCAGCGCCAAAGTCGACATCGCGGACCTGGCGCATCGAGAGCGCCTCATTCGCTACCTCAATGCGTTTGCGACTGAGGAGGACAACTGGGCGCCGCTCATTCACTCATTCCTGGCCCGTGTGTCGTTCCACATTGCGCGCACCGAAGCGCCCGTGGTGCTCGATGAGGTGACGCCGCGCGAGAGCGAGCGCTTTGCTGACATCAAGGGTTTCCCCATTCTCACCGACGACGTCACCATCCTGTTTGCCGATGGCGGCGCGCGCAAGTCGCTTCTCTCCCTGTGGTGGGCGGCGCAGCTCAGCGTCGACACACCCACACTGTATCTCGACTGGGAAATGCGCGCAGAGGACCACAAGGAACGGCTCACCAGCTTGTTCGATGACCAGGTATTCCCGGGGCTCTACTACATGACGGCACGCGCGCCGCTGGCGGTTATCGAGGACTCGTTGCGCGAAGTTATCAAGCGCCTGGGCATCGAGTTCATGGTGGTCGACTCAGCGGCGCCGGCAGCAGCCACTGAGGGCGCTGAAATACCCACCGAGTTCTTCGGTGCGCTTCGCCGGTTACGCTGCGGCGCCCTGGTGTTGGCCCACATGAACCGAGCCGGCGACGTGATGAAGCCATTCGGCTCGGCGTTCTGGCACAACTACGCGCGAGCGACATGGTATCTGGAGGCGGTCAACCCGGGCCATCTGATGCTGACCAACCGCAAGAATAGCTTTGGCGGGCTGGAGACCGTGGGCGGGGCCGACGACCTGGTGCTCGAATACGGCATCGAGCGCATCGACGCGGACACTGTCATCACAAAGCGACACTCGACCTTTGTCATCAAGCCGGCACGCGCGTTGCACAAGACTGAGCCAACTGAGGAGGATTGATGCCAACCATGCTGTCGAAACTCTACCATCGTGATATGGGGTTCCCCAAGGGGCACCCGATGCCCCAGCCGTGCGTGCGCCTGAGCTACTCCAAGCATGCTCGCGAGGCGGCACTGGAGCGCCTGCCGCGTGCACTCGACAAGACGGCGGCACGCGAGCTGCTGAACGCGCTCCCGGAGCGCCTGCCGTCCTCGTTCGAGGTCATCGAGGTGTCCACATTTGGGGGCATGCCGGCACACTGGCTGGTGCGCTTCCCGCTCCATGTGCTCGTGGGTTCGAGCAATGCCCAGGGCATCAAGCTGATGCACCTGGAGCGCACCGACTACGACGTGGTGCTCGCGCTAGGCACCGGGATGGTAAGCCCGCTGACGGTGCGCACGGTGTATCTCAATCACAAGGACGACAACCACGCCACGCTGAGACGTGAGCGCTATCAGGAGGTTCGCTAATGGCCAAGCCTGTGCCCCAGACGCCCCGCGAGAAGCTCATCGCCGGCAACACGCGCGTTATCGCGCCGAGCGGCAAGACCACCTGGAGGGTGAAAGCATGAGCCCGATTGTCAAGAAGGACCTCGAACGCTACAAGCCGCGCCACGCGTGGTATCTCGCGGATGCCCTGGTGCTCGTGCGCGAGCTGCAGGCGCGCGTGTGGCCCCTGGGCTACCACGTGGCCCTGGGCGGCGGCGTGCTGAACCACGGCTACAGCGACAAGGACGTGGACCTGTATGTCCTGCCCCTGGGCAAGACGCTCTCGAAGGACCCCGACTACGTGGTGCTGGAGCTGAACGACTACTTCGGCATCATCGGCACGAGCTATGACGGCGACGCCGAATCTGTCCAGGAGTTCGAGCGGGTGCACGGCGCCGGCAGCTGGGACCAGAACACCTGGTTCGCGCACTCGCTGAACTACAAGACCCGGCAGCACACGTCAGTGGACGTGTTCGTGGTGCAGCAGTGAGCTTCCCAGACTGGGCGCGTCGCCGCATCAACCGCTGGCCCGAGCTGGGCGAAGTGATGGACCTCTTCACCGAAGACAAGCTACACATCCAGGTGTGGCGGCATCACGGGAAGCCGAATGTGGTGGTCTTTGTGCTACTCGATGACATCAACTTCCACATCGAGGCCATCTTCGCGCATGAAATCGAGAAGCCGTTCGACCCGCTGGCGGCGTATCCCGTTGCAGAGGAGGCCCGAAGGGCCGACCAGGTGACCCGATGATTCACACGGTGCGCGAAACCACCGACTACTACCGCTCGCCGGCCGATTCCCCGCTGCCCGAGCTCACCAAGGCGGAAGCATTGCGGCGACTGCTGGCGGCACACGTGGAACCAACCGATTCCCCTGTATATCCAATGGACGTCCGGACGTCCATACGTGGAGCCCTGTGGACATGGGTGAGTGGGGGCTTCGCTTCGCTACGCCCCTTGCGTAACAACCGAGTGGATGTGTGTGGCAATGTGGGCATAACACAAAGTGAGGCTCCTGTTTCCCGCGATGTCGTCCTGCCATTATCTGCTCGAAAAGAAAAACCTGTCAAGTTATGAGGAATCAAACCGGCGTCGACAAGAACAAAGCGAGCACCGGACGCTGCATGGTTGTCGGCTGCAAGGGCAAGGCGCTCTATCGCAACCCTGGCGCCTGGTATAAGACTCTCGGCTGCAAGGGCGGCTACTGTAGCGAGCACCGGAGCCTCGCTGTCGAGAGTCAGCGTCTCCGAGAGCTAGGCCAATGGAGGCTGGAGTCATACTTGCAAGAGAGGGAACGGAGGAACTGATGGGCCGACTACCGAAAGCACAAAGCGACCGTGAGCGCGCGATACACGCCGCCCACGCCAAGGCGACCGCAGCCGACCCGGTGACCGCTGAGGAGGCCAAGGCGTGGCGCCTGGGGCTCAGCATGCTCGACGGCGCCCGTGGCGCCCGTGAGCGCCTGGCGCTCTGTCGGGAGCTGCTGCGGCACGCCAAGGAAGACCGACTGCTGACCAGCGACGAGGCCATCATCATCGAGGCCGTGCGAGACCTCGAACTGGAGCTGACCCATGAAGTATTCGAGGGACCTGGCGTGTGTCGCGTTGAGCGTGACGCTGTCAGCGTGTGTGACGACGAGGACGACAGCGCCGACAGCGGCTACGGTTCAGCGGACACCTTTCTCGATGACGATGACGCCTGAAGGGTTCTACATGCAGCGCGAGGCGCCGCTCAGCGTGCGCGTGCGCTACGACCACGAGACCGTGCGGGGCGTCGTCTGCATCGTCATCAATGGCGCTGAGGACCACACCAGCTGCTGGATTGAGGACGGCACCGGGCCGGCGCTCATCACCCGGGTGTTTCACCTGGAGCACGCCGGCCGCTACGAGGTGGCCGTGGTTGGCGAGCAGCAGCGGAGCACGGTGCACCGGCTGGTGCTCGCAGGAGGACCCGATGAAATTCAATAGGCTCGTGGGAGCTCTGGCGCTGCGCGTGTTCCTGGGTTGCCTGGCGCTTGCCGCGGTGATGGTGCTGGGCGGCGCCGCGGTGTCCGCTGCGGAGGACGTTTCGGTGTCCTCGTTAAGGGACATCCTCCTGGTGCTGAAGCCGTCCTGTAGAGTGGACAGCAAGTGGACGCGCCTGGGCTGCGCCGCGGTGCTCCACTTCAACGGCGACTGGACCGGGGTGAAGCTGTGCCGCGCCGGTCATTGCGTGATGTTCGAGGAGGTGTTGGGTGAACGATGAAACGACCAAAGGGGAAGTGTCCCCGTTCGAGGCCAACGAGGTGTCCCCGGTAGGTGACGCCGAGCTGGCTGCGGCCCAGGCCCGGCTCCAGGAGGAGAACACGCTGCGCAAGGTGCGCCGCGCCATCTCCCTCCGGGTCCCCAACCGTGCGCCCCAGCCCACCGAAGTCCACATGCGCTCGGCTCGGGGCACCGTCCAGATGATTTACGATGACGGCTCGGTGCGCAACACCTGGCAGCGAATGCCGGGGCTCAGCGGGCGCCAGTTTCGCAAGGGGCGCAAAGCCCTGATGCGGGCGCGGCGCGAGGCGGAGCGCAAGGCGCTCCAGCCCATCATCGACCTCTTGCCGGTGCTCCCGGGGCACCGGCACGCCATCGGGGACAACCTCCTGCCCACATGTGGCTGCGAGTATTCCCCGGAGGCGCTCGTGAAGCTGCGGGAGCTGGTGCAGGCCACTGGCACGCCGCTTGCAGAAGAACCTGTGAACCCGGTCAGTCAACTCGAATCAGAGGAGTAACAGAATGCCTTCAGCTCGCGCGTCGAAAGCAGTCGGTGGCGGCGGAATCCTCCGTCGCAAGGACGGGGTGGTGCTCGACATCAATTTCACCACCAAGAACCCGCTCTTCAAGGAAGAACGGCAGGCACTCGGCAAGGACGGCAAGCCGTCCACCTACAAGGCGCTGTTCGCGGTGCTGACCATCCAGGAAGATGGCCGGCAGGAACAGGGTCCCTCGCTGCAGCCCATCAAGGTGGGCGACGCCAAGGACTACGAGATTGTGGCGGACGGCCGCGGTCTCAAGGGCACCAAGGGGTTCTACAAGGACTCCCCGTGGATTATCTTCCTGAACTCCCTGTCGGCGCCGGTCGACGGCGGGGACGGCTTCAGCGAAGAGAACTTCCCGGAGGACCCCGCGGGTCTCGTGGCGGACTACTCGAACATTCGCGGCGTGCGCGCCATGTTCGACTGGGCGGCGGCAACCGACAAGTGGTCCGTCGACCACCCGCGTGTGGTGGCTCCGAAGGACGGCAAGCCGGGTGGCACGTTCAAGCGTGAGAACCTGGTCATCGCGAACTACTACGGCCAGGAAGACATCACGAAGCTGGCGCAGCCGAAGCTCGCCGGCAGCTCGAACACCGGCAGCTCGAAGGCCGGCGCGTCCGTTGCGGTCGATGCGGCGCTTGTCGAAGCGACCGCGGAGACGATGGTGGCCCAGGTCCTGAAGGCTGCGAAAGAGAACAAGCTGACGCGGAACAAGCTCAGCGTGAAGCTCCTCCAGGCGATGGACAGCATGGACGCCAACCTGCGTGAGGCGGTTCGTGCATTCGCGCTCGACGTCGAGAAGCTCGGCACCCTGGACGGTGTCAACTTCGACAAGACCAGCGACATCGTGACGCTGGGCTAGACTCCGGGTTCGGCACGGTAAACTCCTCGATAAGGGGACATAGCCGTGCCGAGTCTCCCGCGGGGATGGAGCGTGCGGAACGCCGCCCCGCGGGTTGATAGCTACTCGTGGTGACAAGCCTAGCAGGGCACGCACCAGCCGCACCACGGGGATGCGGCGGCTGGCATCTAAGGCGGTCAATCCGCACGGGGCTTGGCTTACACATGCGGCTCTCGACCCTCGCTGTTCTCAGCACCGGGTCGGGCAACGGCTGGGAGGGATTCCTGGTGGCCGCTCCATTCTTCCCCAGGAGGTCCAATGGTTTGCCGCGGTTGTGGAGCGCCCGACGACCAGGGTTGTTGGACGGGCTGTCCTCTGATTCGGACAGAGCACCGGCAGATGACCTCAAGAGAGGACTACTTCGTCTTCACTGATGAGCACGGCGACAGCTATAAACTCTGGCCAACTGGCACTCCCGGCAACCCGCTGCGCATTGTGCCCTTGGCACGCCGAGTGCAATAGCTATATCCACAATGCCATCATCCAGAGCGTCCGCCGCCGTCGATAACACCCCGACTCCCGCCGCCGTTGTGCTGCGGGAGTTCACCCCATCCGAGCTGCAGCTTGCCATTTTCGAGTGGTTCAAGCGTGGTCCCGAGGCGGGCAACCTGATTGTGCGTGCGCGCGCCGGCACGGGCAAGACGACCACGATTCTGCGAGCCGTGGACTTCGCCCCCGAGCGCGCCATTCTCATTGCGGCATTCAACAAGCGCATCCAGGAGGAGCTGGCGGCGCGCCTCAGCAACCCGAACGCCACCGCGCTCACCCTGCACTCGCTGGGCTACCGCATGCTCCGCAAGCATGTGGGTTACATCGCAACCTGCAAGCGCTCGGAGCGTGAGGAAGCGATTGCTGACATGGTGTCCAAGGGTCTGGGCTACGGCGCCAAGCGCCTGGTCGGGCGCCTCGTCACCAAGGCGCGCGAGATTCTCCCGAGCCTCGACAACACCCTCGACCAGATGGTGGACCTGGCGGAGGAGTTCGACATCACGCCATCTTTCAACGACACCTTCACCATCGAGCAGCTGGCCGGCGCCGCGCTGCACGGGCTGCGCTGGGCCGCGAACCCCGAGAGCGCGAAGTTCACCGGCATCGACTTCGCGGACATGATTTTCCTCCCGCTGGTCAACGGCATGGTGAGCCCCGACTTCGACATGGTGGTGGTGGACGAGGCCCAGGACATGAGCGCCTCGCAGCTGACGCTGGCCATGCGTGCGTGCAAGCCCGAGGGACGCGTGGTGCTCGTGGGCGACGACCGCCAGGCTATCTACGGGTTCCGCGGCGCCGACAGCGGCTCCCTGGACCGGCTCAAGGGTGTGCTCGATGCCGACGAACTCCCGCTCTCGAAAACGTATCGCTGCCCGCAGAAGGTCCACGCCATCGCCCAGCGTTACGTCCCAGACTACGAGGTCGACGCTAGCGCGCCGGCTGGTGTGGTCTCCCGCATCGCGTCCCTTGATGACCTGGTATCCCGAGCCAAGGCCGGCGACTTCGTGCTCAGCCGGCGCAACGCGCCGCTCGCGAGGACCGCGCTCCGGTTCCTGATGAGGGGCATCCCAGCGCGGATTGTCGGGCGTGACATCGGCGCCGCACTCAAGCAGCTGGTCAAGCAGCTCGCAGTGGGCAGCGCCGCCGACAGCGTCCCCGAGTTCCTGGCGCGTCTGCAGTCGTATGAGAACAAGCAGCGCGCCCGCCTCATTGCCGAGAAGCACGAGCACCGCATCGATGAGATGGTCGACAAGTGCGAGACGCTGCGCATCCTGGCCGAGGGCGCGCGTTCGGTCCCGTCCCTGGTGGTTGAAATTGACAACCTGTTCGTGGCGGACCCCGGCGCGTATGTCATCTGCAGCTCGGTGCACAAGGCCAAGGGGCTCGAAGCCACCAACGTGTTCCTGCTGGAGTCGACGTTCTTCCTGCCGGCGCCCTGTGTGAATTGCAAGCGCCGCCCGAGCCAGTGCAAGTGCCGCGAGTTCGAGGTGGACGAGATGAAGCGGAAAGAGGAAGAGAACATCTACTATGTGGCGGTCACCCGTGCGAAGGAAACCCTGACGTTTATCGAGGAGAAATTCTGATGAGAACTGCACTCGCCATCTTGGTGGCGTTGCTCGTGTCGGCGTCGGCGTCGGCCCAGATTCCCACCGTCGCGTGCGGCGACCGTGGCCCGGGCTGCGTGGTGGTCGTAGGCAGTGACCCGGCGATTCTCGGCTTCCCAGTATCCGCGACGCTCGACAATTTCGGCGTGGGCGGCGGGCACATGGACCTCCAGACCAGCAACACCGAGAACTGGCCGTCTGTGAGCATCGACGCCGGCCCGCCGAGCCAGTCGGGCACGCTGTGGGTGTTCCTGAACATCAACGGCCAGTGGTTCGCCACGGGCGCCGAGCGCCTGCGGCCGAGCCAGACCAACGGCTCGAAGCCCGAGGGCTCCCCGAGCGACCTGATTGGCACCGGGTGGCTGTATGACCCGGGCCGCTGGCACGAGATGAGCGGCCATAATCCGTTCCCTGGTGAACGTATCGGCGTAATGGTGGTGGCCGGCTCGACGCGCAGCGACAACCAGACGCCGCTGCACGCGCGGACCAACATCCTGGAAGTCGTGTGGCCCGACGCCAACGGACAGCACCCGTTGCCGATTGTGTGGCGCGAGGGGCAGCTCGTGCCGGCGCCCGTGCCGACACCCGTGCCCACACCGACCCCGACCCCGACGCCCACACCGACCCCGGTCCCGCCGCCGCCGCCAGTAGTCGACACGACGCTCCAGGCCCAGGTAGCCGAGCTGATGCGGCTGGAGCTGGACACCAACCAGAAGGTGACCGAGATTCGGGGCGAGGTGCGGACGTTCACCCAGCAGTTCGGCACGGTGATGACGTTTGTTGGCAAGTATATTGCACCACCACTCATTGCGTGGATTTCGGCGCATCAGTTGGCGAAACCCTAACCTGGAGGTGAGCATGAGAATGAAGTTCGTTGCGGTATTGCTCGCGTCGCTCGCGTTCGTTGGTTGTAACAGTCGTCACATCGTCGGCCCGGGCGATAGCAGCCTCGGCCAGGTGACCATCACGGGACCCAGTGACACGGCAGCGCCCCCGACCAGTGGGAAGCTGTCCGCGGAGGACGCCATTGTCCTCATCGGCGCCCCGTTTGTGGGTCCGACGTCGCCCGTGCTGGTTATGCCGAGCAACGCCAACGGTAACGTAACTGTTACCTTCAGCAGCAACAGCACCGCGAGCGTCGCGGCGGCTCTGCAGCTCAGCGTCGGCGCGTATGCGTTCAACTTCCAGACAACCGACATCAGTGGAAGCCTGAGCGGCACGATTACCATCCACTACGGCGGGCTGCACTTCGGAGAGAACGGCAGCTGCACGACGTGGACCGCAACGAACGTGGTATTCGCCCAGGGGACGCCTGATGGGTTCGACACTCTGAGGGGGAACTACGAGGCGACATGTCATAACTCACAGAACGCCAAGGACGGAGACCGGGGCACGTTCCTGCTGAAGCGCACCGGGACACGCGTGATTGTGGTGGTGCCGCCTCCGCCGCCTCCGCCGCTGAGCTGCCCTCCGGGACAGCATCCTGAGCTGGGCCAGGGAACGCCGGTCTGCGTGCCGAACGCGCCGCCGCCGCCCCCGGTCGTTGACGTGTGCCCCAACATTCCGGGAGCACAAGCGACGATGCCCGATGGGAAGCAGCTGGTCGACGGCCAGTGTGTCGACATCCCGCCGCCGGCTCCGAAGAAAGTCGACTGGTGCCACGTCGACAGCGCGGACAAGGAACAGGACCTGAATATCACGCAGCAGGCCATCGACAGCGCGCACGCTGGGCACACCCGGGACTACGCCGGCAAGTGCGACGGGCGCACGACTCACGTCACCACGCCGACGCCGCCGACGCCGCCTGGTGGAGGCACGCCGGGGACGCCGAATAACCCGACGCCGCCGACAACGCCGCCCGGTAACGGTGGTGGCAACGGCAACGGCAACGGCAACGGTAAGCCGTAGTCTGGAGGGGTGGGGGCTTCGGCCCCCGCCCATTGATATATGACAATCGACATCACGCGCACAACAGAGTCAAAACTGAGATGCACGACGTGGCGCTTCGTGGTTGACACGGGCTCATGTCGGGTTATCCTGCGCCTTTCTATGGTGCTAGTGATGGAGCGCAAAACGCTGCGCCACAAGTTCCGCATCGATGGAAAGAGGTCCTGGTCGACATACCGCAATCGGGACTTCGAGGCGCCCAAGCCGGACGTCGTTCCGCCCTACATCCTTGAGGATGCGTGGAAAGAGCTACTTGTCGGCTCTGTGCATACAATAGGAATAGGCCACCCACGATGATTCACCGACCCTGGCCCTACACCGACCGACTTATCGAGCGCATGGCCGACAGCTCCCTGCTCGACCAGGGGTTCGAGCTGAGCCGGCGCCCGCCGCGCTCCGAGGGGCTCCACTGCTCGACGCTGCTGCACGAGCTACATCCGCGGCCCAAGCGTGCCGAGGGAACAGAGATTAGTGAGAAACAGCTGCGGCTCTACGGGCTGATGGGGCTCGCCTTCGAGGACCGCGCCGAGCTGGCGCTGCTCTCGCTCAGTGAGGAGGCCGACTGGCCGTGGCGCTGCTTCCGGCCGGGCGAGGTGAGCTGTGATGGTATCGCGTGCTCGCCTGACATCATGCTGTCGCCCAAGGAGGACGGTGAGATGAAGGAGCTGTCCTTGAAAGTGGGCTGGGACAGCTGCCGGCGCCTGCCGATACACGAGGAGGGCGAGGACGCATTCCCGGGGTCGCCCACCAAGTGGCCGTATCGCCTCGACCAGTGTGTGGCATACGCGACGCCGCTCGACACGTGCAGCGCGGTGATTCTCGTCTACTTCGTCAACGGCGACTACGAGGGCGCGAAGATTCCCCAGGTCCACGGGTGGGAACTGGAGTTCACCGAGCAGGAGCGCGGCGACACCTGGCGTGCGCTACTGGGATTAGCGGAGGAGTTCCGATGAGAAGCATTGTCAGGATGGAGTCGAGCTATAAGCAGCTGCCGAGCATGCCCGACGCGCGGCTGGTGCGCCATGAGCTGACCCTGAGCGATGGTGAGGTGCTCACGTTCCCCACGTTGTGGACGTTGCGCGCCTTCGGGCCACAGCGCCGATTCTTTCCCCAGTGGCTCTGGCGTGCGTTCTGCTGGCTCGCAGGAGCCGACACGCCAGAGCAAGCATCGAACCTGGTGGGTCAGCTGCTGGAGAATACCATGCACTCGGCCAGCGACCTGGTCGAGTATTCGGAGTCAGAATGACGACTCGCGAGTGGTTCCGCGTGATGCGCGCTGCAGACTGGAAACGCGACTCGGGCGCGCTGCTCGACGTGGTTGACATCGTCACGCCGGCCGACCCCCGTGACGACAGCAAGAATATGCGCCTGCCAGTGCCGACACAGCGTGAGGATTCATTCATCTTCTGGCGTATTTGGCAGCCAGTCCAGGACCAGCTGTGGAGGGCCAAAGCGCTCTTGCGCCACATGGAGCGACTCTTGCAAGAGAATAAGCGACCACCATCACAAGGAGCAACATGGCTATAGTGAGCCCCGGAAAGAACGCTCTCGACCGTTTTCGTCGTTCATCCTCCGCCACCGTGACCTCGGTGCCGCGCCTCATCTGTGCCAGCGTGGGTGGCCCGGGCTCCGGCAAGACCCAGTTCGCGCTGACGGGACCTGGTCCCATCGTGCTCCAGTCGCTCGACTGGGGACACGAAGGCGTCATCGAGAAGTTCCACGACAAGAAAGAGATTCGCGTGGTCGACTACGACTGGGCGCCCACGAAAGAAGACGAACAGTCCGAGGGCTTCCAGCTCAAGGCCAAGGAGCTGCGAGACCAGTTCATCGATGACTACGTGTTGGCGTGCAGCGCGGCCCGCACCGTCATTTGGGACAAAGAGACCGACGTGTGGAACCTGTTCAGGTATGCCGAGTTCGGCGCGCCCAAGGGCGACAAGGCGCGCGACTTCGACAAGGCCAACCAGGCGATGCGCAAGTATGTCAACTGGCCCAAAAAGCTGAACATCAATATGGTGTTCATCGAGGACGTCCGCGATGAGTGGGTCTCCCAGAACAACAAGTCGGGCGCCGTCAAGCGTGCCGGCTTCCGCGAGCTGGAAGGGCTCGTCCACGTGGACCTGTTCCACTATCGCGAGGGTGGGAAGTTCTTCACCACGGTCAACAAGGCCCGCGGCGAGGGCAGCGCACTGGTCCAGGACAAGACATTCGAGAACCTCACGTTCGCTCAGCTGGGGATGATGATTTTCCCGGACAGCGACGACAGCGACTGGGAGTAGACCATGACACAAAAAGAGCAGGTCGTTCGAGCGCTGCGCGGTGTGGGTGCACTCAGCATCCGCAACCTGGAGAGGGCGCTTGACATCCCGAGCGCCTCGCTGCGTCGCGTGGTGCAGGAGCTGCGTGCGGACGGCTACAACATCGAGAGAGTCGGCAACGTCTACCTGCTGATTCCCGAGAGGGGCTATGCGCCGCATTCGGCGGTTTAGCTACCAGTATCGGCTGGTCTGGAAGTATCGGGCCGAGAAGCGCGCGAGGCTTCTCGTGTCCGACCGGCCGAACGCCATCCGGCGTATGCTGCGGCGCGTAGGCAGCGACAAGCCGGAGCTGGGCGTCACCCCGACCCAGCTCAAGCGCTCCTGGGCGTGGCTGGCGCGCCGGCTGGATGTGGGCTTCGAGGCGGTGTCCCACATCGAGCCGCGGGAGATTCTGTTCCGGCTGCGGGACTCGTTCCCGCGGCTCGAATACGTCCGCGTCGAGCAGCGCCAGGTTGGCCCGTGGGTCGAGATGCTGGACCCGCTCAACAACCTGATGACCGGCTCGACACTCAAGGCCGAGGAGAAGCGTGCGGCGCTCCTGGAGCGCGTGCAGGCGATGACGCGTGAGGAGCTGGACGCGTGGCGATGGGTGCCCGATGAGCAGGCCCAAGCGGTGCGCATCCGAGGACAGAACCGTGAGTCCCGCTGAGCGCGCCCGGCGCGAGGACCTGGTGCTGCGGCTCCTGGAGAACGGCATCGACGCGTGTCTGGGCGGCGTGTGCGTCAGTGGCTGCATTTTCTGTGGGAGAACCGATGGCATCAACGATGTGGGTCGACAGTCGAGTGGGCTCGAAGGAAATGCTGCCGGCGCTGCGAAGAGCGGGGATTGATGCGAAACCCGCGATTCTCGACTCAGCTGACTTCGCGTTCACCGGCAATGGCCCCGACGGCGATTGCGAAGTCGGCGTGGAGCGGAAGGCGCTTAACGACCTCGTTGGCTCACTCAGGAGTGGGCGCCTGCAAGGCATGTCTACTGAGGCCGGGCAAGAATCCCAGCTCTCGCGTCTCCACGATACATACGACTTCGTGTTCCTGCTCGTGGAGGGCGCATACTCGACAGACCGGGCCGGGCATCTAGTTTCGCAGGGTATCGGCCGGCGCTCGGTGCCCGGTGGGTTCTCGGAGGACACGCTCGAAAAGGCGCTCCTGAGCCTCACGCTGCGCGGCGGCATGATTCTTAAGCAGACGTCCAACCAGGCGCAGAGCGTGCGCTGGCTGGTCTCCCTGTATCGGTCGTTCACCGATAAGCAGTGGGACCAGCACACCACCATGAAGACGATGATTCGCCCCGAGAAGATGGGCATCAAGCCGGTGTCCTCGTTCCGCCTGGCGGTGATGGACCTGTGCCCTGGCATCGGTCTTGCAGCGTCCAAAGCGGTGGAGAAGTGGTGCAAAGGGAGTCTCGCCGCGATGCTCGCAATGCCCCTGAGCGCTTGGGAAGACCTCGAAGTCGAAACCCCCTCCGGCCCGCGCCGGCTGGGAACCGCGAAGGCTATCCGCGTCATTGACGCATTGAGGAGGGTCCGATGAACAAGCCGCTGACCAACGAGGACGCGCCGATGCGCACGTTCGAGTTCTACTCGGAGCACAAAGAGCCCATCTTGGTCGAGGCGCAGGAGCTGCGCGAGGGACCAGGTGCGGTATCGCTCGTCCGCTACCGCGGGAACATGGGCTACATCGTCGCCTCGATTCCCTACTCAAGCTACGACCTCATGGAAGCGTCGGTGCCCGAGGCCGAGGAGCTGGAGGAGCTGAACAAGCGCCTCGATGTGCAGCTCGAAGAGGCGAAAGCCAAGCTCATCCAGACTGTGGACCTGAGCGAGATGGACGACATCTTCGGGAAGGTCAACTAGGCGCGTGGCGTCCGACCGGCCAGTCAACGGAATAGGCAGAGTCCCCAACGAGCGCATGCTCGTCGGGTCGGAGCCTGGCTGGAAGGACTGGCAGAAGCACGAACCGTTCGTCGGGCAAGTCGGTGAAGAGGTTGACCGACTTCTTGAGCGCATCGGCTGGCCGCGGAAGCATTGGTTTCTGACCAACTACTTCCGCCGGCCGGCGCCGGGCAAGGGTATCCCGCACCCGAAGGAAGATTACGAGGAAGCGGGTCACAACCTCAAGGAGGAGATTGCACGTGTTCAACCTAAAATCATTGTGGCGCTCGGTCGCGAAGCGATTCGCTATTTCCTCGGGGATGTCGACGTCGATGAAGTATGGGGACTCCACCTTGTCCCCCCTCCAGAAGTTGTGTCTCGATGTGGCCTCCGAGCAGACTGCACGATTGCACCCCAGGTCCATCCCGCCAGCGGATTCCATAGCCCCGAAGACGGAAACCGAGTTCTGGTCGGATTTGAACGCCTCGGGCGTATTCTTCGAGGACTCACCCCAGCCCGAGGGCTACATTCCGACGCCGTCGACACTAACTATGCCGAGCTTCACAGTGCCGGTGCATTTCACGCCTGGGCCGACGACTACCGCGCTTACCTCGAAGTTGCCAACGACACCGAAGGCTACCCGCACGCGCCGTGGAGCGTCCAGCTCTCGAAAGCGCCGGGCGACGGCATCCTCCTCCGCTCGAAAGACGTCATCGACGCCTACGTCGAGTGGACGCGCGAAGCGCGGCCGGTAACCGTCTTCCACAATGCACTGTGGGACTGCAAGCTGTCCCGCATCATCGGCGGCATCGACTACCTCGATGAGGGGCTCCCCATCGAGGATACGATGCTGATGGCGTATGAGCTGGGCGTCATTCCCCAGGGGCTCAAGCCGCTCGCGGTGCGCGAGTGCGGCATGGAGATGCAGGACTACAAGGACGTCCTGGGGGACGCGCAAGACAAGCACGCCAGAGACTATCTGCACAAGCTGTGGGAGCAGCAGAACACACGCTACCAAGCGATGCGCCAGGAGGACTTCGACTTCCAGCGCAATGTGAGGAAGCGCCGTATCAAGGTGCTCCCCAAGCTGCCCAAGCCGGCGCTCATGCAAGCGGCCGCTCGTGTGCTCGGCTCGAAGGAACCCTACCGACTGTGGCAGGACCAGAACGAAGATATCCAGGTGGCCGGCTACGCGGTGATGCGGAGCGAGATTCCCGAGGCGTCGCTGAGCGATGTCGACCCGGCCGTGGCGCTGCGCTACGCCAGCCGGGACCCGGATGCGACGCTGCGCCTCAAGCACAAGCTGCTGCCCCAAATCCAGGCGATGGGTCTGGAGCCCGTCTACCGACTCGACCTGGGGACGTATCCGATACTTGACCGCATGATGCGCGTCGGCCTGGCGCCAGACCCCGCGGCGTTCCAGCGGCTCGGCGCGAAGCTCGATGCGGAACTGGCCGTGCTGCTCGCGAAGCTCCAGGCGGACACCGGGAGAGAAGACTTCAACCCGAACAGCGGCGACCAGGTAGCCGACTACCTGTATAACCAGCTGCAGATTGAGCAGCTGGGCAAGCAGACCGAGGGCGGGCGCGGCAGCACCAACGACAAGGTGCTCGAAGCGCTGCAGCGCATGTATCCCGAGTTCCCAGCCATTGCCAATGTGAGGAGCTACCGTGAATATTTTAAGCTGCGATGGACGTTCGTTGAGCGCCTCCCTGACCTTGTCGACCGCTGGCCGTTCGACCAGCGCATCCACTGCGAGCTACTCCTTAACCGCACACCAAGTGGACGCCTGGCGGCGAAGAACCCAAACCTGCTCGCCATGCCCAAGCACGGTAAGTTTGCTAAGGCATTTCGTGCTTGCTTTATTCCACGCAAGGGGTGCCTGTTTCTGTCACTCGATGAGTCGCAGGTCGAGCTGCGCGTCGGAGCACATTTGTCACAAGACCCCGTGATGCTCGCCATCTATCGGGGCGAGCGGCGCAACCCCGATGGCTCGCAAATCGACCTGCACACGAACATGTGCCAGCGCATCTACGGGCGCCCCGAGAAGAACAGTGGCGAGCGCACCGCGGCGAAGGCTATCAACTTCGGATACTGGATGGGCCAGACGCACATCGGCCTGGCGCTCGAACTGAGGAAAGCCGGCCTCGACATCGATGACGACGACGCGCAGAAGATGATAGACGAGGCGAACAAGCTCTATGTGGGCGCCGGCATCTACAAGCAAAAGATGGTGGCCGAGGCCGAGAAGAACGGCTTTATCCGCTGCATGAGCGGGCGGATTCGCTACGTGGGCGGGATTCGCTCGAAGGACTCCCGGGTGCGCGCCGAGGCCGAGCGCTTCGCCTACTCGACGCCCATCCAGGAGGGCGCCCAGTTCATTGGCAAGCAGGTGCTCGCAGCGTCCTGGAAAGAGGTCTATGTCCCCGAACGGCGACAGGGGCACTGGGTCGAGCCGCTGCTGTGGACGCACGACGACTTGCTGTCCGAGGTGGAGAGCGGGCGCCTGCTCGACGTGGCCCCACGCTTGCAAGAGATTATGACGAGAGCGCCCGAGGGTTTCTCGGTGCCGCTGGAGACCAAGCCCGAGGCGGGCATGAACTGGTCGGAAATGGTGGAGCTATGACCACTTGTGGCAAGTGCGGCAACAGCTACTCGGACGGCTTCGATGACGTGCACAGCTGCCCCGACCCGGAGCGCGAGCGGCTTGTGGAGGAAAACCGCCGGCTGCAGGAAAGCATCGAACGCATGAAAAAGCGGCACAAGCGGTCGCTGGAGAGGCTGGCGCGATGAGCTGCCAGGAGGACAAGGTTCGCGCGGCGCAGGCAGCGTTTGCCGAGGCGACCAGCTGCTACAATCTTGGCCCTGGCGGCGAGCGCTGCTGGCTGAGCAAAAACCACACGGGTGCGCATAGCAACGAGCACAACCCCGGCTGGCAGGACCAGAGCACCCAGCCCTGCGGCTGCGATGCCGGCGCGAATCACGCGTGCGCCCAGCACCCTGACAACTACGTCAAATGCCACTTCTCCCGCGACGGCTACGCTCGGTGCGTGCGCGAGAAGGACCACCCGGGGCGCGTGCACCGGACGGCTGACGGGTCCCTATTTGTGGAGATGGACCGATGAAACTCCAGGCCACCGTGGTAGTCGAAGAGAAGCTCGACCCGGCGCTCGAACAACTGCTCATCCAGGAGATGCGAATCTACGCCGAGGCCAAGGCGGACCTGGCGGCGGCGCAGTCGGACGTCAGCGCCATCGAGGCGCGCATCGAAGCGATTCGCGAGGAAGCCGGCGCCAAGAAAATCGAGCTGCCTGGCGACTATGGCATCACGAGGGTGGACGGCGGGACCAGCTCGAAGCTGCAGAAGAAACTGGTCTACGCCCTGGGCATCACCAAGGCCCAGCTCGACAACTGTTACAAGACGAGCCCGAAGAAAGGGCACACCCGGTTCTACCTGCCCGGGGAGCGTGCCAAGGCCGCAGCGGCGATGGCGGCTCGCAAGGGTGCACCGCGCGACGAGCGCGACGAGGAGGACTACCGTGACGAAGACTGAGTATCGCATCCTGCAGCTGAGGAACCACCGGGTGTTCCGCATCGAGAAGCGGGTCTCTCTGTATGATGAGGGCTACAAGGGACCAATACTCACCACTCTAGGCTTCTGGGAGCTGGTTTGCGACGAGGAAGTAAAGTTCAAGCCCCCGGTGGAGCTGGCGTCCCGAGAGGCCGCGCAAGCCTATATCCATAAGCTGAGTGTGCGCGACAGCGAAGAGGGCGCACGCGAGCGCCTGGAGTGGGATGTTGTCGAGCAGCACGTTGACCGGTAAGTGTTGGGACTGTGGGCAGCGCGCCGGCATCACGCCGGCCGTCTGCCTCATTGACGGCACAATTGTCAAGATTTGCGTCAAGTGCACGAACCGCTGGCGCCCCTACATGACGAGGTATACGGGCGAGCGCATGGACTACGAGACCGAGAGCGGCGCTAGGGTGACCGAGCCCGGCGTGGTAAAATAGCCGAACCAAACCCCGTTCCCTGGAGGCCCATTTTGTCATCAACCAAGCTCCCCTGCCCGACTCCCGGCTGCGCGAACCTGCGGCATTCGCAATCGAAGCGCTGCGCGGTGTGCGCCGGCAGACCCGGCAACGCCCCGAAGTTCCCCGTCCAGGCCGCACCCGAGCCCAGCCCCGCGGCGATGCTTGCCGCTGACCGTGAGAAGGCCCGCAGCGAGACCGAGAAGCGCGGTCTGAAGGAGCGCTACAAGGCGGCGCAAGCCACCATCGAGCGCCTGGAGCAGGAGCTGCATATCGTCCAGGAACTCCAGGATGGCATGGACGTGCGGGTCATCGAGCCCGTGGAGTCCTCTGGCGGCAACGAGGCGACCGTGGTGGTCGTGGCGTCCGACTGGCACTACGCCGGCCACGTGGGACCCGAGGTGGGTGGGCTGAACACCTTCAATGTGAAAGTGGCCGACGAGCGCATCCTAAGGTTCTTCCGCAAGGCGCTCAGCCTGACCGGGCTGCTGGCGACTGGCGTGCCCATCCACCACATGGTGCTGGCGCTGCTGGGCGACTTCATCACCGGGCACATCCATGAGGAGTTCCAGGAGACCAACACGCTGCCGCCGATGTTCGAGGTTATCGCGGTGCAGAGCCAGATTGCGAGCGGCATCCAGTATCTGCTCGACAACAGCGACCTGCACCTGACGATTCCCTGCCACAGCGGCAACCACGCGCGCACCACGAAGACCACGCGCTTCGGCGCCGAGAACGGCCACTCCCTCGAATACCTGATGTTCATCAACCTGAAGAACCATTTCAGGAACGAGCCGCGCGTGACGTTCATTGTGCCCGAGGCGCCGCACAGCTACCTGGATGTGTATGGGACCGTCATCCGGTTTCAGCATGGCCACATGGTCAAGTTTGGCGGCGGCGTGGGCGGGCTCACCATCCCGCTGAACAAGGCGATTGCCCAGTGGAACCAGGGCCGGCACGCGGACCTGGATGTGCTCGGCCACTTCCACCAGCTGTTCGACGGCGGGCGCTTCATCGTCAACGGCTCCCTCATCGGCTACGACTCGTTCGCACTGAGCATCAAGGCGAGCTACGAGAAACCCAAGCAGGCGCTGTTCCTCATGGACCGCAAGCGTGGGCGCACGTTCACGGTTCCGATTCTGCTCTAAGGGGTTACTGTGTTCTACATAATGTGCACTATCGGTTCGCTGGGCCTGGTGGGGATGATGTTTCTCCTCAGCGCGATGGGCTACTACAAAATGGGTGTGCAGGACACCGAGGACCGATGGCGCGATGCGGTCGGACGAACATGCAAGTGTCGCGAGAGGCACCCATGATGCCCACCTTCACGCCCGGGAATCTGCTCGAATCGCTCGGGGTGCTGCTCGCCATCTTCCTGGTGGCGAGCGCGCTCCTGGCCCTGACCAACAAGGAGCCCTAATGCTAAGGGAGAACTGCATTCTCGATTGCGACTCACCGAACTACGGACCCGAGCCCATCGAATATGCTCAGTGCGGCTGTCGGGATTGTCGACAGCATCTCGAACGCGAGGGGCATCTGCCCGGCGATATCGAGTGGGCGCACTTCCGGGCGAACCATCGAGACCTTTACCCTAACCCGTGGCGTGAGTTTCCCTTCAAGCCCGAAAGGCAGCGTATCCGATGAGCGCCCTGCGCCGGCTCGTGGTGCGCATGCGCAACGGCATTGACGTCATCCAGGGAACCATCGAGGCCGAGGCCGAGGTGCCGGGGTTCTTTGAGTCTGAGGGGGAGCGCTTCCACATCATCCACGCCGACAAGCGCCGGGTCCACTACGAGCAGCAGGAGCCGCTGCCGTTCCCCGACAGCTGGAAGCAGTTCCTCCCAGACGGCATGCCGATTGCAGGAGAATAAGAGATGGAAACCGCCTTTGCCTGGATTGGACAGATTGTCGAGTGGCTGGGGCGGTTCATCCCGCGCCTGGTGATTCTCGACACCACACAGGGTGCTATCAAATACAAGCACGGCAAGACCCCGGTCGCCTACGGGCCGGGTCTGCACTTCTTTTGGCCGCTCGTGACTACGTGGGAGACGTATCCCACGGCGCGCCAGACTGACCGTCTGGAAACCCAGACGATGGAATCGAAGGATGGCAAAACGTTCCTGGTCAGTGGCACGCTGACCTACTGTGTGGAGGACCTGTCCAAACTGCTCCCAGTCGTCGCGTTTGCCACTCGCAACACCATCGACATTGCGATGACAGCGCTCCACGACGTCTGTTGCGACTTCGATTGGGCTGAGCTGCAGCGGGAGCAGCAGAGGGGAACGCTCAAAACGAAGCTCCGCAATGAGGCCCAGCACCAGCTGGGCGAATACGGGATTCGGGTCATCAAGCTCCAGCTCAACACGTTGGCGCGGTGTCGCGTGTTGAAGGTGTCCCAGTCCCTTTCGAACGAGGAGAACTAATGCTGATTGGCTTTTGTGGCTACGCGCGCAGCGGCAAGGACTCGGCGGCGAACTACCTGGTGAACAACTACGGGTTCGCCAAGGTGGCGTTCGCGGACGGCGTGCGTGAAATGGCGAAGGGCATCGACCCGTATGTGCACACGGTCGACAGCGACGGCTACGGGCTGAACGGGCGCCCACACTTCATGCGCTACTCCGAGGTGCTCGAATCGGCCGGCTACGAGGAAGCGAAGGCGATGCCGGACGTGCGTCGGCTGCTGCAGCGCTGCGGCACCGAAGGCGGGCGCGACGTGTTCGGGCACCAGGTGTGGGTCGAGCGCGCGATGCGCATCGCTAGCGAGTTCCCAAACGTGGTCATCAGCGACGTTCGATTCCCCAACGAGGCGGAGGCTATCAAGAAAGCCGGTGGCTACGTCATTCGCATCAGCCGGCCCGGCTACGGCGGGAACGACCCGCACCCGAGCGAGGCGCAAATCGCCAGCCTGCGGGTCGACCTGGACATCACAGCGACGAGCCTCCCCGAGCTTTACGAAGCGGTGATGAACGCTTACTACGACTTCAACAACCGCACCGAGGTTATCTCCATCGGCGTAACCGAGAAGCCGCGCGTCTACCTGGCGGGCTCGTGGAAGCTCATCGACGTCATGGGATTCTACAAGCGCCAGCTGCTCGACGCCGGCATCGAAGTGGTCAGCGGCTGGACCGAGCGCGAGGCGGACGAGGACTCCCAGCTGATTCGCCGGCAAGAGGCCGCGACGCTCGACTACGCCGAGGTGCAGAAAGCGAACACCCTGGTCATCGTCAACCTGATGAAGTCGGAAGGCAAGGCGTGCGAGATGGGCATGGCGCTCGCGCTCGGGCATCGCGTGATGCTGGTGGGACCGCGCGACACAAACGTGTTCTACGACCTCCCGCAAGTCGAGCAGTTCGGGAGCATCGAGGAAGTCATTCGGGAACTGACTCGGTAGTGCTACACTATCCCGAGAGGAGGACAGAATGAACAGAACACCCATCGTTCCGTCGACCGAGGGCGAAGTCGTTGACTTCGTCGTCATTTGGGGCGTCTAGCCTGACGCTGGGACCGGTCATGTCACAGAAGCAATTCTACGGCTGGCCGGTCCCCTCGTTACTCGGATGGATAGCGACCGCGGCGACTCTCTGGTTCCTGTATCAGCTCGGACTATTCGTTCAAAGCACACGCTAGGAGGTCATTATGCCACATCTCGATACCTCGTTACTGGCGGAGCAGATTGCGGCGTGCCGTGGGAAGCTGGGCAACATTCGGCAGCACGGCCAGTGGTTCACACAGCTGGTGATGGAGGGGTATCACCTCAATTTCTGGGGTCATCCGACGCTGGAGATGCCGAGTATCCGCACCAACCCCCACACGCACGACCTGGGGTTCACGAGCCGGATTCTGCTGGGCGAGATTACCAACGTGCGGCTGAGTGCGGAACCGCACCCCGAGGGCGCCTTCATGCTCCACACGGTCCACGAGGCAGACGGAGCGCGCGATGTGGTGTTCAAGTCGACCGAGCAGCGCATGCACGCCTACGAGGATGCCGTGGAGACGATGCGCGCCGGGGACGTATATGAGATGGGCCTGGGGGACTACCACTTCACGCGCTGCAGCGTGCCGACCATCACCTATCTGAAGCTGTGGCCCGATGCGCCCGTCGACTACAACGTGTTGCTCCCGGTTGGTGCCGGCCTCAACGCCAAGACTGTGATGCGCTACGTCAAGGACGAGGACATGGGGGAGCTGTGGGCTCGCATCGATGCAATGCTGGCACTGGCAACCCTGTGAGCCTCGCACACCGATTCTTCATGTGCCTCACGTGCAAGCGCCTGGTCTCGGGGTGCCCCGCGTCATGCCCCGAGAGCGGCCACGTCATCGAATACGTCGAAAGTTGCGCGGTGTGTGCGAGCCATGCCAAGCTATCCGTGTAGTTGCCCGACCGAGTGGTTCGACGGCAAGCGCTGTCACAAGTGCGGCTGGACGAGCGACGTCGGCACTCCCTGGAGAGAGGTGGGTCCCATGAGTGAGGATGCGCAGGACAAACGCCCCGCAGCGAACCACGTGGGGTTCTTTGCTCGCGGACGTTACGCCGAGGAAATGCTCGTCCACGCGGAGGACGGGACCCTGCTCGGAAAGCTGCTCAGCAACCACGTGCCCACACGCGCCGAGAGCGGTGTGGTCTTCGCGAGCATCGAGTTCACCCGCGAAGACGTGGTGAAGCGAATGGCTACTGGGTATCAGCTGTAGGCTTGTCTGCGCCCATCCCCGGGTAGCGGTTGTGCACCGCTGCCCGCACCTTGGCCTTCTCTTCCGCGGAGCCGTAGCGCGACACGAACGACAGAGCCACGCGTGCGTGGTTCTCGTCGTGGATGGGATAGCGCCGCCCCGGGAGTGCGAACACCTTAGTCGGGAGCGCGTTGCGTGTGGCCGTTGTTAGCTGAGCCATGTCTTACCTCACATCGGTCTGGAGCAGGAATGCGCGGATGATGGGGACCGAGACGCCCATCGAGAGATTCTCGGCGCCGAGCTGGACTATGCTGACCATGCGGCCCATCGAGTCGACCACGGGTCCACCCGACATCCCCATGATGACCTCGCCCTCGGTGGCGATGCGCGGCGAAATTTGCGGGTCCGGGATGATGTTGGCGAGCGTCACGCGAAGATGAATGAAGCTCAGCTGGTCCCAGCCGAACGCGTAGCCGATACCAATGAGATTGTCGCCGCGTTCGATGCCGTGGTCGCTGAGAGAGATGAACGGCCGGTCGCCCGTGTCCACGCTGAGCAGCGCCAGGTCGAAGTATTCGTCGCTCGATAGCACCTTGGCCGGCTTCCCGTCCGCCCACATTTTCTCCCCGATGCAGTGATGCGCCGTCAGCACGCGATTGTGCGCGACGACTTCACCCGAGCACGAGCCCCGCTGGCTTGGCCCGTCAATGCTCACAAACACAACAGAGTTCGCGGCGCGCTCCGCGAGATACTCGGTGACATGCGGCTTCCCGATGAAGAGGGCCATCATGCTGAGGAGTAGAAGGGTGACTAGGTTACGCATGACGACGGCCTCCGGGGGTTCGGTTCCTAGGGTTTGAGATACTTGGTGGCGTGGGCACAGGCGTCCATCAGCACCGGGATGAGTGCAACGAAGATGGCGAACGCGGCGCGCTTGTAGAGCTTCCGAGCTTCTTCGACGGGTTCGAGCCGGCGGTTGAGTTCTGCGAATGCCTTGACGTCATCGATGGTGTGCGCGGCGAACGCGGTGTGGGACTGGGTGAACCCGGCGTCCATGCGCTCCATGAGCCGCTGCAGGTCTTCGCGTTGCTCCTTGCGCATCTCCAGGAGTAGAGTCTCGGTCTTCACAACATGTCCTTCGCATCGCGCAGAATTTGGCGCGTGAGGGTTGCCTTGTCGGCCTTCTGGAGGCGTTTCGCGCGCTCAGATTCCAGGGCAGCACGAATAATGTCGGTGGTTTCGGCGTCGCTCTTGCCCGACCGAAGGTGCTCGGCCGCGGTTTTGGCAATCGCGTCGAACGACGTCGCCTTGTTGCCAGCGCCCACTGGTGAACGTCCACCGTTTTCCTTGAGCACAACGGCGTTGCCGGCCTTGTCCACCCTCACCAGGTTCTGGCCCTTGCTCGGGTTCAGGTCCTCGGCGTTGACCTGGTCTGCGATTTCCTGAATCTTGCCAGCTCGGTCCATGTAGGCGATGCGCTCGCCTTTTGCGGCATTGGCGTTGGCCCGTCCGATGGCTTCCTTCGAGATGCCATTGCCCTCGCCGCTCCCATTGATGTCGATGCGGTTGCCGCCGTTGTCCACGACTTCCATCGTGGGCGTATTCGCGGTCTCGAAATTGACCGCGTGGTTGATAGCCTTCTTGACCGTCTCCGAGGTGGGGACGTTCTCGCGGCTAGCTCCCGTGGCCGGTGTCGTCGGAGTCGCGCCGGCCTCTGCGACCTGGGCCTTGCCTTCCGGGGTGCGCAGCTCAGCGGCGTTGTTCTGCTCGATGCCCGGGTTCACGTTCTCCGGCTTGAGCCCGCGCAGCTCCGGCGGAAGCAGCCCGGCCTTCTGAGGGGCGAATGGGCGCTGCCCCTGGGGAGCCTTCGAGCCGGGTCCGAAGTTCACGAAGCTGTTCTGCCCACGCGTCTCGGTCATCAGCGCGGCGCGCGCATCAGGCGAGAACATTTTCGAGTGTGCGAGGGTTGCGTTCTCCCCGCCGTGCACCCCGAACTGGTGCCCTTCCTTGGCGTGCCCGAAGTAGTCGTGCACGATGCGGAACATGTCATTGATGGGCATCTCGCCTTCGCCGCCAGTGGGCGACGTGGGAACCGTGCCCGCCATCGGGTGGTCCTCAGGGAGCGCGCCCGTCTTCGAGGTCGGCTCGTAGAACAGGTGATTGTTCTCCTTGACGTCCTTCATCATCGCGGCGGAGCTCTTGTAGGGGTTGCCCTCGCCGGTATACGCCTCGGTCTGGAGCCCCGTGTGCGCCTTGATGTAGTAGAACTGGTCCGCGGTCTCGCGTGCGAGCGCGTCATACGCCTGCTTCACGCGGGGGTTCGTCGGGTCGTGCTTCATCGCCTCGTAGGCGTCCGCGATGAGCTTGCCGCGCTCAGCATCCACCTTGACGGGTTCGTGCGGAACCGGCGCCTCAAGTGTCTTGGACTTGGCGTAGCTGTTGGCGACGTCCTGGGGCGAGGCGCCCGGGGAGAGCGGCGCGGCGCCGTGCTCCGCAACCTTTGCGTCGAATGCGGCGTTATTCGACGCACGTCGCGCTTCGAGCGCCTTGAGCAGCTCGGCGCGGTAGGCGTCGGGCATCTCGTTGGTCTTCGATGGGGGCACGACGTTGCCCTCGACTACGGGGGCGCTCGGAACGTTCGCCGCGCTCGGCGCGAACAGGCGCGAGCCCTCGGGGCCGGCGCTCGTGTTCGGCATGTGGGGCTCGACGGAGCCCTGGATGCCCTCGGCGCTCGGGGCATACTCACCCGTGCTGCCCGCGCTGACGTTGGGCATGTGGGGCTCGACGGCTACCGGAGCGGCCTCCGGCGCGACGCCGATACCCTCGGCGCTCGGGCCGTAGAGGGTCACCGCCGGGCGCTGTGGCGAGACGTTCGGCATGTTGCGTTCGAGCCCGGGAACCGGAGCGGTCTTGGTGCCGGTGGCGAGCTTGGCGCCGCCCTTCTTGAGCAAGGTCCCGATGGTCTGTTTGACAGTCGGGGTAGACTCCAGGATGTCGCCGGCAGCGGTCATACCGCGCCCCACGAGCCCGGGAGCGGCCGCGCCAGCCTTGGCCGCGCCAATGCCGCCCGCGAGCCCGCCGACATCCCCCGCCAGGTCGATGTAGTCGGGGTTGTCGGTCACCAGGCCAGCCGCGCCGCGCGCCAGGCCCGTGCCTGCGGTGCCGCCCGCCAACCCAGCCGCGAGGCCGGCAACGCCGGCCACTGACCCGAGCGCCGGCAGCATCGCGGGAGCCGCAACCATGCCGGAGCCCATGATGATTTTGTGCGCGGCCTTGGCGTTGTTCCCCTCGTGGGCGGCGTTCAGCCCCTCCAGGTTCACGCCCATCGGCCCAGACGTGGCGAAGTCGGCCAGGAGGTCCTGCTTGCCGGCGCCCGCCTGCTTCGCCATGTTGGCGCGCATCTGCTCGTTCTGCTTCTTGACGTCGAACGGCTCACGCGTGCCGGCGCCCGCGTCAGCGGACAGCAGCTCGTCAGCGTGAGGGTCCGCGCTCAACAGTTCATCGGGCATACCAACCTGGTCCCTTCGAGCCGTTCTTCCACACAGCGGGCCGACCGTTCACGGTGCCCTGGGTTCCCTCGGCGGGCGCGTTGCCCTTCGGCTTGTCCTCGCCGCTCAGTGCTTCCATGCGCGCCGCGCCGTATTCGGCCTGAAGCGCATCCACTTGCTCGGGTGTCTTGGCGCCGGCAATCTGCTTGCGGAAGTCGCCGCGCACTGTCTCCAACCGGGTCTTCGCCTTCTCGACCACGTCGATGATGGTCTTCATCGACTTGCGCAGCTCTTCCTGGATGGTGACGCGTTCACCGATGCCGGCTTTCGCGAGCTTGCCCTTGAGCTGGTCGATGTAGCTCTGCGCGCTGTTCACGCGGTTCAGCTCGGCGTCCGTCATACGCAGACCGGAGCCCATGCCGCCGGCCACAATCTGGAGGACTTCGGGAGCCGCGAGCGCGTCCGCCAGGAAGCTGGGGCTGTTGAGCACGGCCTTGGCGCGGGCGACGCGTTCGAGTCCGTCTGCGGACTTGGCATCCTCGGTGTTGAGCAGCGTGCGGAACTTGGTGCGCGCCGCCTCCGCGTAGCCAGCGTTCTGACGGTCGGTGGCGCGAACACCCGCGGCCTCGGCTGCGTCAGCCGCTGCCTTGACCTTGGTCGCCTCGTCGGGGTGCTGCTCCTTGTAGTGCTTCACGTAGGACGCCTCGTCCGCCGTGAGCGCGGTGCCGCTGTCCTGCTTGGAGATGAGCCCCAGGTAACGCTTCTCCGGGGTGTTCTCCTCGGTGCCCGCCTTGGGCTCGTTGATGATGGCCGCTGGAATCGTGCCGAACTTGCCGCCACCGAGAATCTGCGTGGCCTGGGCCTTGAGGAACTGGTCTACCCGGTCGTTGCCCGTGGCATGCTTGCCATCGAGCACATCCTGGGCGAACGCCTTCTGTTGCTCGTCTTCCTGCTGCTTCGCGTCACCCTTGTAGACTTCGGTAGCCGGAGCCGCCGGGGTGATGGGAACCTCGGACGCAGCTGCCGCATCGGGCGCCGCTGCAAACTGGGACGGAACCCCGGCGGTCATCTCTGGTGTGGCGGGTTTGCCAAGAATCATGGCCGCGCCGCCGTTCTTGCGCAGCACCGCGGATTGCTCGGGAGCGAGCTGTGCGCCCGGCTGCATCTGCGAGGTGATGTTGTCGAGCGCCGTCTTCGCCGTCGCCGCCTGACGCTGCTCGCTGAGCGCCTTGGTGGCCTCGGTGCTGTTGGCAATCTGTGCGCGCGCCACGTCCGCAGCCACGGCGTCAGCCGCCAGTTTGCGCTGCACCTCCGCCTTCGCGGCGGCATCCTGCTGCCGGCGCATCAGCTCACGCTGGAACCCGTAGTAGGCTGCGGCGCCCGGGTTGACGGCTCCCGAGCCACCCTGAAGCTCTGGCACGTCGTATTGGTCGGCCATTTTAGAAGAACCCCTTGACTACGTTCCAGATGCTCTTGCCCTTGGTGTAGGCGTTCTGGCCCAGGTCCGCGTAGCGCGTCCCGGTGTCGATAGCGTTTCCGACACGCGTTATGTCGGAGTTGAGGCCCGTGCCGGTGCCGCTGTTATTCAGCGCACGTGCGGTGGCGTCCTTCTCTTCTTGCGAGGCTTCGGGAACTCCGCTCAGCGTCATCGGCTGTCCGGCGAGCTGACGCTCCCGGAGCTTGTCCGCGTAGGTCTTGTTGAAGTCGATAGCACTCTGAGTCGCGCTGAGGTCGGGCTGCGCGATGGTGCCGCCGCTGTTCAGTCGATACCCCGGCGTCGTGAACCCACCAGGCGTCATGCGCGCGATGAGCGCGGCACGCATCTGGTTGCGCATCACATTGGTGTCGGTCGCGACACCGGCCTGGTCCTTCGAGGTCTGGAGGAACCGGTTGTTCGTGAGCGCCTGGGCGCGTGCGGCGTCCGCTGACGACTGGGGCGCGTGCGCCGCGTTGCCATCCGGGCCGACGCCGGCATTCGAAAACGAGCCCGCCAGGTCCTTGCCCTGCTTGATGGCATCGGTGATTTGCGCGAACTTCGAGCCCGCAGACACAGGCGCCGAGGTGCCGCTGGGAACCCAGCTTCCGGCCGCATCAAAGGCTCCTGAGCCGCCGGCTACCAGTCCGCTGGTGTCCGCCAGTGCTGGCAATGCCTGCGTCGCGGCTTCTCCGCCGAACTCCGCTCCGGTCAAACCCGCCGTCGTCGGGATAGCCGCCGCGCCGGCCGCTGCTGCGGTCCCTGCGCTGCCTAGTCCTGCGGTGACCGGGAGCCCGAGAGCCGTTGCGCTCTCAATGCCTGCCGTCGTCGGAATCGTTGCTGCGCCTGCGCCGCCTGCAGCTGAGCTGCCTCCGAGAGAGCCCGCGATTGCGGGAGCTGCGAAACCTGCTGCAGCACCGGCTGCGAGGGCGACGATGAGCTTTGTCTCGGGGAGGTCCCAGCCAGACTGGTTCTTGACGACCTTTCCAGTCGGGATGTCGAAGTGGGTGTCCTTGTTGACATAGGTCTGGGTGGCTTCCTTCGAGAACTGGGGGTTGTCGAAGCGCGGGTCGTTCGGACGCGGCGACGGGCCGTTGTAGTATTTCGCTTGCTCCGGCGTCATCTGCTGCGCGGCGCCGCCCTCGCTGGCGTCAACCGCGGCGCGCCACGCACGCCACTGGCCGAGTTCGTCCAGGGGCGCGGTGCCGGGTGCGACTTGCGGAATCGGAGGAACCATTGAGCCCTCGTTAAGCGTAGGTGAAGCCGCCCGCCGCCGTTGCGGTGGTGGTGTCGGTATTCAGGAGCACAACGTCGACGGCGCCCGCCGCATGAGCCGGCGTCACGCACGTGCACGTCAGCCCGTTGGCGTTCGGCACAATCGCGGTAGCCGGGATGCCGTCGAACGTGATAGCCACAGAGGCGCCGAAGAAGTAGCCGGTGAGCGTGACGGCGTCGCCGCCCGCGGTCGTGCCGCTGTTCGGTGCCACCACGGTGATGGCGTAGGCGCTCTCGGTCCAGGTGAACGAAGCCGCCTGGGTGAGAATCGTGCCGTCTGCCAGGGTGACGACCACGTCGACCGCTCCGGTGTTGCCCGTGCCCACCAGGGGGAACGTGCACGTGATGGACGTCTCGGATACCCAGAGAGCGTCCGTCGCATCGATACCGTCGACCGTGACGCTGACGTCGCCCTCGAAGAAGGTCGTGCCTTCCGCAGCCGTGAGCGTGACGTCCTTGTCGAAGTGCACGTCGCCGCTCGTCGGGCTGAGCGTGAACCCGAGGTCCAGGTCGTCCACGGTGATTTGCCAGAAGCCCTCGACCAGGACGATACCCGCGGCGCCAGCGGCGCTGATGAGCACCTGAAGGTCCTCGTTCTGGTCGACTTCGATACCCTGGGGGCCGAAGTCATACTCGAACTTGGTGCCGGCCGTCAGCATCGACATGCTCGGGGTGATGATGGTGTGGGTCGTGGCGCTCCGCAGCTGCCACGTCTGCGCGGCGCCGGTCGTCACGATGACGGTCACGCGCTGCACGCGGATGATGTGCTCCTTCGGCTCGTAGAGCGGCGTCGTGCGCTTCACTTCCACCAGGGTCTGGGTGACGGCCGCGGTGCTCAGTTCGAACGTGGACGAGAAGCCCCCGCTGAACGCGCGCTTCGGTTGCATGTAGCGGTCAAACATTGGAATCCTCTACGAGTATGTGTAGCCGTCTACGAGCACGATGGGAATGAGCCGCGACGGGTTCAGCACGGTGACGTCCACGACTCCCGCGGCGTGCGCCGGGGTCAGCACATGGATGGTCTCGGTCGCCTCGTCCACCGACACGATGGTCGCCTCGTCATCCCCGAAGAACACCCGGCAACCGGTCTCGGTCGGCGTGACGTTGACGATGGTGTCGACGCCGCCGGCAGTCGTCCCGGTATCCAGGTCTACCTGGAAGATGTTCGCCGCGATTTCGAGCCGGCTCTGGTAGCCCTCGACCGTGATGAAGCCAACCGCGCCCGCGGCGCTCGCCAGCAGCTCCAGGTCCTGGTCTTCCCCGAGGTCCATGCCGCTCGGCCCGAAGTCGTAGGTGTAAACCGTGTTCGAGGTCGCCACCGACTTCGCCCCCGTCAGGTCGCGGGGCTCGGTGCCGGTGTAGGCGCCGACGCTCCAGGTCTTGCCGCCCGAGCCCGTCACCACCGTGATTTGAATCCGCTGCACATGGATGGTGTAGCGCGCCACGTCGTCCAGCTGCGCGTAGGTGACCGGATTCTTGACCGCCTTGAGCGTGAGTGCGGAGTCGCCCACGGCCACCGGGATGGTGACGTTGAAGCCGCCACCCAGCTGTCGCTTGCGCGCGTAGTATTGGTCCATTACGACTTGTCCTTCGGGTCCATCTGCTCACGATTCGAACCGGCATCCTTGAGTTTCATCAGGAGCGCCGCGAAGGAGCCCATGAGCACCGATTCACCAGCCATCGGGATGTCGCGATACATCACGATGCCGAACCCCATCAATGCGACGAGCACGAGCATGTGCCCACCGTCTGAGTCGAGCGAATCCAGGAATCCACGCCAGCGGCCCACTTAGTAGCCCTTCCCGAACAGAATGTCGTATTGATTCTGCCACGCGTTCTGCGCCGCGGCGTTGTCGTTCGCGTTCGCGCTGATGTCCGCGTTGCGGTTGCCCAGCTGGCTCTGCACGTCGTAGCCACGGTTGCCGAGCTGCGACTGGATGTCCAGGGACCGGCTCTGCAGCAGCTCGTCCTCGCGGTGCAGCTGCGCCTGTTGAGCCGCCGAGAGCACCCCGAAGCGACCGTTGAGCGCGTCCGCGATTTCCTTGCGTCGAGCATCGACCTCGCGGCCCATCAGCTCGGCTTGCATGCCGGCGGTCTGCTGTCCGACGACTTCGCCCGCATGGCGGGTTTCGGCCGTCTGATTCGAGTTCGGGCCAGCCTGCTCCGCGAGCGCCGCCAGGTTGGCGCGCTGTCCACGCGTCTGCGCGTTGCGGAACGCGTCGACCTGCGCCTTGATAATCGGGTCGTTCGGGTCGACGTTCAGCGACTGGTTCGAGCGAGCCACCAGCTCGTTGTAGAGCTGCTGCATCCTCGGGTCCTGGTAGCCGAGCTGACCGCCAGGGATGCTACCCGTCGCGCCGCCGGAGCCGCCGGCTGCGCTGCCACCACCGGCTCCGCCACCGCTGCCCTGCTGTGCCAACGGCCCGAGCGCCGAATTGCCGTTGTCATACCAATACTGCCCGCCCGCGGTGATGACGTCCACCGGGCCGAAGCCGAAGTCGATTTTGTCGTTCGCGCTGTCGAACACCGGCTTGGCGTTCTGGCCGGGGTGCGACGCGTTGTAGGCGTCCGCGAGCGCCTGGAGCCCCTGTGGGTTGCGGTATTGGGCCGCGCCCCCTGCAAAACCCGTGCCACGTCCGTCGTCGGTGCCGTTCGAGAACTGCGAGCCCTTGACCCAGTTCACCCAGTCGTCCAGCTGGGACTTGCGCCCCTGGTAGAAGTCGGGGTTGTTCGGGTCCTTCTGCGCATCGATATACCACGGGTCGGTCGAGGGCCGCGCCAGGGTCCCGGTCGGGGTTGGCAGCGCTGCCTTGGTCGGTTGGACCTGGGTCGTGCTGGTCGGGGGCACGGGCTCCGTCGTGGGGCTACCGGCAGGAGCCCCGTTCGGGTAGTTGTCCTGCGTCGCCCACGGGTCGGTGGTCTGGTCGGCCATGTTACTGTCCGCGCGCCATCAGCGCTTGCATCATCTGAGCCTTCATCGCGGGGTCTACGCCGGCCCCAGGAGCGCCCATCGGCGCCGGAGGGGCAGGGGGAGCCATCGGCGCGGGAGGCGCGCCAGCGGGGCCGGAGGCCCCGGGAATCATACCTGCCTGGGTCGCGTTGTCCATGAAGGAACCGCCGGGCACCTTGGGCTGACCCTTCGAGAAGGTCACGCTCATCTTGTCGCCGGGTTGGAGAGCTTGGCCGAGGCTGGCCGGGTCGAACATCATGGCTGTAAGTCCTTGTTTGGGTGGGGCTTACGCGCCACCAGGCGGGGTTGAAGCCGGGTCAGCGGGGGTGGGCTGCGCTCATGCGTCGCACGTCACCAAGAACCCCGGGGACCCAGCAGAGCTATGATAGCCCCACTGGGTCCCGGTGTCAAAATAATGACGCTACGCCGAGATGTCGGTGTAGGTCTCGCCCATCACGGTGATGACACACGTCGAGGCGCTCGACGCGATGCCCGTCAAGAAGTCGGTCGACTTCATCAGGAGCCCGCTGGCCGGCGCATACCAGTCGTAGCTCTCGCCCGCCTGGAGCACCTTCGAGGCAATCAGCTCGGTGCCGGAGGCGGAGCCGCCCGTGGCGCCCACATACAGGGTGAACGTCCGGGGAACCGTGTCCTTGTTGGTGACGTGGATACCACGAATCAGCGTCAGAATGGTCGACGCCGGAGGCGTGTAGATGTTGGTCGCGGACGCCGCAATGAATGCGGGGCCGGCGATGCGTTTCGGTGTTGACGGCATTCCTGACTCCTACCGGATAGTTTACGTGGTTGGCTCGGTTTTTGCAACGTCCGCGGGGTGCTCCATCTGCTCCCTGAGCCCCTGGGCGTAGCGGAGCGCACCGATGATTTGGTTCGTCTGCCCAATGAGCTGGTCGCGCTGCGCGGTCAGCTGTTTGATGTCCTCGATGAGCTGTTCGAGTGTCATGTGTCCCCTACGGAAGCTGAATGGGCTCTGCCTTCTTGGCGAGATAGGCGGCGACTACGGTCGGCGTCCAGATGGCGTTGGCGATAGCGCGCACCCGAGGGTCGATGGTCGGAAGCGTGGCCGAGGGTTCGAGCACCGAGCGCCGATAGGTTCGAGCTACCTCGACGCCGTCCTCCTCGATAACACGGTCCTCGCGGAGCTGGATTTGCCCGTCTGGCAGCACCTCGATTTTCCCGAACTCCTGTCGCTTGCTAAGTGCCATGTGCTCCTCTAGGCTGCGGCGCGGTAAACGAGGAAGCCGTTGAACACCTGGCCGGTGTAAGCGGCATTCGTGACGCCGACGCCAGCGTTGGTGAAAACGGCGAATGTGGTCGAGTTGTTGACCGCGAGTAGCGTGTTGCTTTGCGCCAGTGTGGTGTAGGTGAAGGCGCCGCCCCAGTCGCTGACGCCCGAGTTCTCGACGGCGAACGGGAGCCCGGCGATGACAATCGCGGCGCCGCTGGCCGTGGCCGGGAACGTGAACTGGAAACTCACGTGCACCGCCTGGCCGACTTTCACATAGGTGGCGTTCACCCCGGCGAAGCTCAATGCGGCGCCGCTCCCATCGGATGGCGTCCAGGTGCCTTCCTCGTAGTCATCCAGGGTGTTGGCATCGGCCGAGGCAATCTGGGTCCCGGGGAACGCGTAGCCGGCGCCCTTGACGACCACATCGGTGGAGTCCGCACGGTCGCGGAAGCGAGCCACAGAGTCCACCGAGAAGTCGAGCGTGAAGCCGGCGTCCGGTGTCGTCTCGGGCTTGTTGTAGAACTTGATTTTCGCTGCGGCCTGGCGAATGAACGCCGTATCCGCCACTGCATTGTTCGGGTCGGCGTTGCTTGACCAGCCCATCAGCAGGTTTGCGCTGTTGCGCCAGAGCGAGGCGCCCCAGAGAATCTGGTTGGCCCCGCCGCACACCAGGTCCATGTCGTTCGCGGCCGGCGTCCAGAAGCCGATGGCGCTCCCACCGCCACTGTTGACGAAGCCGAACACGGGAGAAGCTGCACTGCCGTCGCCGCCACGAAACGCGCCCGGCGAGGACAGCGTCAGAATGGCCGCACCCGAGGTGGGGTTGGAGTCGATGATAACCGGATAGGTGGTCGAGGCGCCGTTGCGCTGCACGCCGAACTTGATTTGGCCGCGCGTGGTGCCCGACTGGGGCAACCATTCCAGGTATGCCGTCATCGCGTCGGCAGTCGCGCCGTTCCACGCGGACCCGGCGAACTTGAGGCGCGGCGGCATCTGGACGAGCACCCCACCGGTCGCCGCGGTCGCATTGGACAGCACCAGGCCATCGGTCTCGACTGCGGCGAGCGCCGACGCCGAGGCCACCGTCAGTATGTTGTTCGTGTCGTCCCAGAAGAGGCCCGCGTTGTCCTGGGCGAGGATGCCACTGGCGCCGGCAAAGATAACGCTGCCCGGGGTGAAGATGTTCCCCTCCGAGCTGACGCTCGACATGGACCAGTCGCCGCCGCCACCGTCCATCCCATCCCGTCCCGGGGGTCCCATCGGTCCCGCTGGCCCCTGCGGACCCATCGGCCCAGGAATCCCCCCGGTCGCGAAGTTCTCTTCGGGGGACGCTGCCGGCGGCGCCGGAACTGCCTCCAGCACGTTGCCCGACATGCGCAAACCTGCTCCGAGGTAAATCTCGCCAAAATCGCCCCGGATGTTGTTCTGGCGCCCCACCAGGACGCCTCCGCGTGACGCTGGCACGAGATTTGCAAAGGGCAGTCGACCCTTGACACCGTTGCTCAGCTCGACCTGGTCCCACTTCGGGGCGTGGTTGGTGCCGGTGTTCGCGATGTAGCGCGTGGCGGCGTCGGACTCCCCGGGGAAGGCGCTCGGGGCAATGGTCCCGTCGTCGTTGAACGAGTTCGCCACCAGGGTGTTGAAGCTCGTCTCGATGGCCTCCAGGTCGCTCTGGAGGTAGTCGCGCACGGTTTCCCATGAGCCGCCGAGGAACTTACGGAGAGAAATCACTGGGAAGCCTCCGACGCCGGGCGCATGTCAAACCGGAACACGCGCCACTGACCGACTGAGCTGTGCGGCGCCACATACTGGAAGCCGCCGCTCGCGGTCACGCTGGTGGTGTCAGGGTTGAGCACCAGGACGTCTACCAATCCTACCGCATGTGCCGGGGTTACGCCAGTGATGGTCGTGTCGCTCACGCGCACAATAGACGTCGCCAGCACGCCGTCGAAGTAGACGAGCACGCCAACTTCGAACACGGTCCCGGTGATGGTGAACGCGGTCCCGCCGGCAATCGGCCCGCTGTTCGGGTCGATGAGCGTGATGGTCGGGTTGAGATAGGTGAACGTCCCCGTCAGGCTCCCGACAATCGACAGCGGTGACGTATAGGTCACCACCACCGGGCCGACACTGTGAGCCGGCGTCACCATCGTGGCCGAGGTGCTGCTCAGGATGTTGACCGAGGTGGGCGCGCTCCCCCCGAAGCTGAAGGTCCCGCCCGACTCGAAGCCCACGCCCGTGACGGTGACCGAGTCGCCGCCCACAATGGGGCCGCTCGCCGCGGTCACCAGGGTCACCCCAAAGGTCCCCGGGTCGAGGTCCAGCCCGTTCGCGAACACCAGGAACGAGTAAATCGCGGTGTTTGTGTTATACGCAGAGGCCACCGTGAAACTGTTGACACCAACCGCGGTCACACCGGCCGCGGTGATGCCTCCGGTGCTGATGTTCTTGCAGACGCCGCCCTGCCAGATGAGACGGCCAACCGCCTGGTTGGTCGCGAGCAGCACGAACGATGGCGTGAGCCCACCCAGGTCCACGGTAATGGTGCGCGCGCCGCCGCCGTTGCCGGTGAACGTATCGGTGTCGAACAGTTTCTTCGAGCCGAACTGGGTCGTGCGGAACGCGATGTAGTTTGACCCTGGCTGCGTGTAGTTGAGCGTGGTGCCCGCTTGGAACGTGCCGGTGCCGATGCTCTGCACACCATCGGCCTTGAAGCTAACGGTGCCGAGGTTCAGCGCATCGCTCTGGTCGCCCGACATTCCGGGACCCCGGAAGTAGGTGTTCGACTTGAGTGTGGCGTTGAACATCTCGTGTTCGGCAATCATCGACTCGATGGCAAACGAGGTGTTGCGCATCGACACATCCAGGTTGTCGACAACTGTCTCAGCCGCCCAGCCGCCGCGCTCCGAGCCGCGATTGTTCGGGTCGAAGAACGCCACGTAGCTGTAGGTGCCGCCCGCGGTGTTCACCGATGCCTGGGGTCCGTTAATCTGGAAGCCCCCGGCCACCGGAATCACGAACGTTTGCGAGTCGTCCGAGTTGTGATTCTTACGCGTGGCGTTCTTTGAATCCCACCACCAAGTCATCTGTGCGTTCAGGTCGGTGCGCACGAAGCTGATGAAGTCGGGCTGGAGCAGCGTGACGTCGGAGTCGCCAAAGCTGATAGCCTGGGGGAGTCCGGTTCCGCTATAGGTGCCCGAGAGCACCTTCATGTTGCCGGTGGGCGCGCCCGGGTCCGCGGTGTCGTGCTCGATATACACCCCGCAGCTCGCAACACGCTGCGTGGCCGCGGCCGTGCACTTGAAGCCCACCTCGATGGTGTCGGTATACACCCACCCGGTGGTGTCGAGCATCAGGCTGTCGAAGTTGCCCGAGAGCCCCGCAGGCGTGTAGAGCGTGTCCGAGCCGTTGCGGCGCACGAGCACCTGCATCGCGGTGCCGTTGTTCTTATACCAGTGCACCTTCATGCACTTGATGTTGCCCGTGATGCCCAGCGAGGCGAACGACTGGAGCGTCCAGCTGACGATGTTCCCACTGGTCGCCGTTGCGTAGGTGCCCGGCGGCGTGCCGCTGTTCTCGGTCATCGGATGGTCCGACATCCCGAGATAGCTGCGATTCGCGTCCGTCGTCCACTGGTCGTAGTTGCCGGCGCCCGAGAGCGGCACATGCGAGGTGCGCGTGTCGCCCAGGAACGCGGCGTCATCGAAGCCGACTTCCGCGATGTTGTAGTAACAGGCGACGCCGCCGTTCTCACCGAACACCGTCGAGTTGCTCCCGATGGTCACACCCGCGTAGGTCTGGGTGCTGGTCGCGCCGAGCGAGACCCCGTCCACCTTCACATCGAGGGTGAACGTAGTGGAGCCGGCCGCAACGAACTTCCAGTGATACTCGATGCGATAGTCGGTGCCATTCACGAGCGCCGAGGACGTGAACGCCGTCACGTGGGAGGAGCCGTTCCACACCGCGAAAATCAGCGTGTTGCTCGTGGTCAGTGAGACGCGCAGCGCATCATGTGTGGCGCCGCCGGTCCAGTCAACCGTGACGATGCGCGCCGAGGACGCCGGGGTCGTCAGCGGTCTGAAGTGGAAGCGCCCATACAGTTCGTTCTTGGCCGTCGTGGCGGTCACGTCGGTCGGGTTGTAACGCATCGTGCCCACGTCGGACGTGGACCGGCGCGCGAGTGCCCCGAACTTGACGAAGAAGTCGCTCGTGGGATTGATGCCCTGGTGGCGCATCCCGCTGCCCGTAGGTGCGGAGATTTCAAACAGCTGGGCCGAGCCGTTCCAGTAGTTAATGCGCGCCATTACTGCGATTCCTCTTCAGTGATGCGCAAGTCAATCCGGTTCACTTGCCACTGCCCGGGCAGCTCGGTCACATCGATAGTCACGGTCACCGAAATCGAGTTCACGTCGCCGTTGTCGATGTAGAACGTGAAGGAGTCCTGACCCACGAAGCCGGTGCTCGGGGTATACGTCAAGGCGGGCGCGGTGCCCGTGAGCGCCCCATGTGAGGGACTTGAGGTGATATACGCCGTGGCGTCCGGTGTCGTGCCTCCGGTGACCGTGAGCGTGATGGGCAGCGCCGTGTTCTTGCCGGTGGTCAGCGCTTGCGCCTCGGGCACAGGAAGTGAGTAGGTCCCGGCTCCGTCGCCACTCAGCACCACAGGGAGCGTCAGCGCGGGCGCCGCGCTCACATCGATGCTGATGCGCTGCTGCGAGAACCACGACACCAGCGGAGGCGTGGACCCGAGCGGTCGGTCGAAGCTCAATGCCCCGTGGGTGGCTGTCGTGGTCGACGCCGCCGCGGTGGTTCCATAGGCCAACGCGACTGACGAGTCGAACTGGAGCTGGGTGTTCAGTCCACTGATGTGGACCGACATAATCACAGACATTAGTCAGGGTCTCCGAACTCCACTTGCACCGTGCGGCACTCACTCAGCACCAGGTCGTCCATGTCGCGCACGACTTGCTCGACGGTCGCCGGGTCCGAGCAGTCGACGGTCACCCCTGCGGTGGTCTCCTGCCCCATGTCGCGAATGAGGAACACCTCGATGCTGGTGTCTGCCGCCTTGGAGGCGAGCAGCGCCGCCACCATCACCCCGAAGCGAGCGATGAGCCCAGCCGAGATGAAGGGACGCGTGCGGATGCGTGCCACGTAGCTCACCCCGGCGTCGGTGATGACATCGGTGTCGCAACGCTGCAGCAAGTCGCCTGCGTCGAGCCCGATGAACGGATAGGTCCGCAGGAACGTGTTCGAGTCCTCGGTGGTGGTTTCGCTCATGACTGAGGCGCACATTGCTTCGGTGATGCGCCCATCCCACAGGGACCAGCCGCGCTTCAAGCCCCCATCAGCTTCCGTCAGTTCGCTGACCTGGTTGACAATCTTGAAGTTGGGCGAATTTTCCCCATCGACCGCAAGCCACCAGTGCGCCTGCTTCTTGTGCGGGTAGTAGACGCCGCGGCACACAATCTTCGTGGCGGCGAGGTTGACGCGCCTCCAGGTGACGAGCAGTCCATACATCTGGAGCATGCCGGCGGCGCCCACCATGAACGGTCCCACATGCGGGTCCGCAAAGAAGAAGCACGCCGCGCCGTTCTGGTCGACGCCCGAGAACGTGCTGCCGTCGATGGCGCCACGGTTCGTGCTGACGGTGAGCGCCTTGTAGGCATCCGTCAGGTTGTGCGTCGGGTTCATCTTGTAAATGCGCTGATACTTCAGCGCATACCAGGCGCCGTTGATGCCCGGGATGATGCCGGTGAGCACGCCGCCCGCGCCATTGTCCAGGTCGAGGTTGTTGTCGACGGTCAGCGGGAGCCGCTCGTCGTTCCCCTTACCCGGGTCCCGATGAACCGGGGTCCAGTAGACGCTCGACATCCGGGTCTCGTCATCGAAGTTCGAGCCCAGCACCAGCCGGTCATCGACCGCAGCCAGGTAGACCGCGCTCGGCTGCGTCAAATAGGTGCCGATGTCCTCGCTCAGTTCGCCGTTGTCGGCGTAGGAGGAACCCTGGCCGACGCTGCCTTCGAGCACCGTCGCCACATCCTGTGAGGCAAACGTGACGTCGCCCGTCAGCGGTGGGTTGTGTGCGCTCCAGCTTGCCGCCGGCACGTAGACGCCCGCACTGGTATACATGACCCAGCCGCGCGCATAGAACGTGGTGCCGTCGCTATACGTCCCGTTGCTCACCGTCCCCGTGATGTTCAAGGCTTGGGCGCGGTTGCTCAGCAAGACGTAGCCGGCCGGGGCTGTCACGGTGGTCGGAATCGTCGGAATCGTGTTTGGCCCCGAGATGGTGTCGGTGTAGGTTGTCGTCGCCGCCACCACCGTCGCAATCATGTAGTAGTCGGTGTCGTTGTCGCTGGCCTCGACCTCCCAATGGGTCTCTCCTTCGCCCAGCAGCGCGGGGCGCGTGATGAGCGCGCCGGCCCCGGTCCCGGGCGGATAGAAGGTGTAGGAGTCGCTCGGTTCGCCACGCACCAGCACGTTGCCGTCGCCATCCTGGATGACGTAGCGGATGCGGAAGAACCGCGTGCCGCTATAGGTGCCGCTCCCGGTGGTGACCGCAGTCGGCGCGGCCACGGGTTGCCCCAGGCCGGCGCGACGGAACGTGGTGCCGTCCCACACATGGAGCCGGTCCACGGCACTCGGGTAGGCGACGAACAGTTTGCCGTTCACGCTGGCGCTGTGGATGCGATAGATGTTCGGCTCGGTCGTGACGATGGCATCCGCGGCGGTGACCGCGGTCCACACACCCAGATAGCTGCGCTTCGCAATCTTGTAGCTCACCCCAGGCGTCGCGGCGATAACAAACCACTCCGGGTGCTGCGGGTTCCCATCGGGATACCACTCGACCGCATGGACCACGGTGGTCTCGGTGTCGAGGCCCGAGCTGGACAGCACCACCGGCTCGCAGCCGAAGCGGCGCTCACCCAGCGAGCTGTTCCAGAACTCGACGTTGCGTGCGAGCGTGCACGCGTCGGCCGGCAGCTCGTGCGCCGACGTGTCGTCGTCGTAGCCGTAGCGCAGGGTGTCGATGACGAGCGGGCGCGGGTCAGCCATTAGACGGCATCCGGCGCCAGGAGGCGCTGCGTGCGGCGCAGAGAGGCCCGCTTGTTCTGGACGATGTCCATGCTGGCGCCGATGACGGCTTTGAGCGCCAGCTCGTTGAGCGTCTCATCGAACTCGTCTTTGAAGACGCGTGCGAGCGTCGGCTTGTCCTTCTTCAACAGTTCGTCAATCTTGGCGCCGATGACGAGAATCTCGTGGAACTCCTCGAAGAAGTTCGGGACGTCGGAGCCGCTCAGCGTGCTCTTGGTCTCCTCGCACTCCAGGACCAGGGTGAGCCCATCCGGGATGGTCGAGTCAATCATGAACGTCGCGGTGTCGGAGCCGAGGCGCTTCTTCGCCCAGTAGATGGGAATGTCCTCGGTCGGGACCTTGGCCTTCATCTCATCGTAGGTGATTTCTTCGAGCTTCCTCGGGCGCGTGTTCGCGTCCACCTCGTAGAAGATGTTGATGATGCGCGTGATGACCGGGTCGTTGTTGTCCGCCACCGTCTGGGTCTGAGTGCTCGGGGTGCACGTGAAGTCGAACTCCACACGCGAGAACACCTCGACGCCGAGCCGGCGCAGCACCTTGCGGTAGCGCCGGTTCACATGCGTGCCAATCCGGGTGATGGACGTCGCGTCCGTGATATTCAGGTCGAGCGCGACCATGTTGACGATTTCTGTAAAGGTCACTTCGATACCACCGGGGTCCGCGACCCTGAGATGACGACGTCCATGTGTGCCGGTTGCTCCATCGTCTGAGCCGCCGGGCGCCGGTTGTTGGGCGCCTTCTTCGAGTTGAACGGGTGATGCGGGTGGAGCCCCGGTCGATTGGGGCTCTTCGCCGCGTGCTTGGTGTTCTTGAGGCGCGCCTCGTGGCCGCGCTTCGACTTGCCCGCCTCCCGATAGGCCGCAGCCACCGCTTGTGCCTCGGGGTGACCGGCGTCAATCATCTCCCGGATGTTCTGGTCGATGACTTCGGGGCTGTGGCCTTTCAGGAGTGGCATGGGTCTAGTCCTCTTCGAGTTCGCGGCGCCGTGCCGCCTTGCTTTCGACGCGATGACGTTCGTATTCCTTGATGCACTTGGTCAGCATCTCGGCCATCGAGCCGCCACACTTGACCATGAACTCCATCCGCTGGTCGGTCGTCTTGTTGTTGTAGCGGATGTGCATGCCGCGCTGTGCGCCACGCTTCACTTCGATGACTTCCACCAGGGGCTCGCCATTGGTGCCGGTGATGAAGGACCCGGGCTTGAGCTTGAGGAGCAAGTCATACTCCTCATCCAGCACGTCGTCCTCGTAGACCTCGGTGAAGTTCTGGTAATACTTGACGGGGAACTTGCGCGCCCGATTCGTCGGGTTCATCGGGTTGCGCGTCACGCGGTTCGCCAGCGTGATTTTCTCCTTCGGCTTCAGCGCGGAGAGCGCCTCGGCCAGCTGCGAGTTGGAGATGCCCATTGCCTGTGCGAAGGCAGCGGCGAGCAAGTCCACAGAGACGGTGGGTGTCGCGGTCGTGGGCGCAGCGGTAGCCGGCGGGGTCTTCGGAGCGGGGGTCTGGTTGTCGGGGGTAGCCATTGGTATGTGTCTCGCGTGCTGGGTGTCGTTAGGTGAGGGTGGCACGCAACCCCCACACCCTATCAAGTTGAACGACGAAGGGGCGCCCCGAAGGGCGCCCCGGACTTACCCGAAACTACGCGATGACCTTGTAGCCTTCCGCGATGACGTTGACCACGCAGCCGCTGCCTTCGTCGGTGACCCGCAGACCTTTGTCCGCGGTGCACTTGAAGCCACGCTTGCCGAAGTCGAAAATCATCTGCTCACCGATGTTGATGGCGGCAGCGACAGTCAGCGAGTTCACGACCGCCAGCACCTTGGGGGAGCTGTTCGTGTCCTGAATCGTGGACTTCTTGCCGTTGGCAACGGTGATGAAGTTGACGCGGAGCTTCTGCACGTAGAGCGTCGTGCCGGTGACCGCCGCAACGAGCGTCGCATCGGACGCCGCGCCCGTGCTAACCGCCTGAACCGCGAACGAAGAGATGGGAGCTGCCATGATGTGTTCCTTCAGTAGATTTACGTCCCTGTGAAGAAGGGCTGACCGGGGGACGGTGTCCGGTCAGCCCTGTGTGAATGCGAACGACTAGCCCGCGAAGACGAGACGGCCGAGGCGCGAACGGTTGTTCGTGATGGCCTGAAGGGCGCTGTAAATCTTGAACACGTAGCCCTCCGACGCCTGCTGCTCCATCGTCTGTCCCTTTTTGCGGAAGTATTCCTTGGACACAACGACGTTGTAGCTCTTCGAGTTGAGCATGTAGACGTCCGACGCCGGACCATACTGGGAGTAAACCCACATGGCCGTCTTGAACGCGGTCGTCTTGAACGACGCCTTCAGCTCCTGGCTGTTGGTGTAGCGCTGAAACCCTTGCTGGGTCGAGTTGAACAGGGCCAGCGTGCTGCCCCCGCTCACGACCAGCTGCGGCTTCAGCGGCGAGCCCGTGCCGCGCTCGATGCGCACCCACAGGGCTTCGAGGCCGGCTTCGAGGTCGTCGCCTGACGTGTAGCCGTCAACCTTCGAGCGCCAGAACGACTCCGCCGAACCCACAACCCCGCCGATGGTCCCGAGACCGTCCGTCGAGATGATGGTGTCCAGGCCGAGGATTTCGTCGCCGCCGACGCTGGTCGTCACGAACAGTGACGCTTCCAGGAGGTCGTCGTGCGATTCGAACCCGTTGTCCAGGAGGCTGGCCACGAGGTCAATCTTCTGGTTCTCTTCGGGGTTCTTCGCGTCGTCGCCCTTCGACCAAATGACGGGCACGCGCATCTGCGCGGGCACGTAGCTGGCCGTTCCGATGACGTCGGTCTTCGTGGTGAGGGTCGCCGCCGCGAGTTCCGTCGCGCCGAGGACTTCCGCCGCCGCGTTGCGCCGCCAGTCGAACGGAGCCTCGATTGTCGGACCCAGGTTCCGACGCTTGATGATGCTCATGTCCTCGCAGGCACGCAGGAACGCCGACTCCGCCCACTGGTTCTCGGGGCGCTTTTTCGCAGCCTGAACGGCCGGGTAGCTGGAGGCTACCATCTGTCCGATTGTCAAAACCATGTCCGTAACTCCAAAGCAGTCAAAGGTTTAGCGAATAACCCGTTAACGGTGGGTCGTTCCCGTTGAGTGCCTGGTTTACGCCGAGGCGGGGGCGGAAGAGAAACACGTGCGGTCGGGACGGTGGGCAGGTCCTTAAGGGACCCAGGCTGGAAGAGGCTCAGCTGCCCGTCCGCACACCAGTTCGCCAGGAAGGCTTGCCGGGTTGCTCACAGACAGCCTATCACCGTCCTCCCCAGGTGTCAACGAATTGACACCCGGAGGGGACAGCGTCAAAGAATTGACACTACCGGGAGTAGTGTTTCGGGGTCCAGCCGGCGCCCTTGAAGGCGATGGAGGGTGCCGCCGGCTGGCGCTCTAGCCGGCAGACGCCGCCAGGAACGGCGGGCGTGCACTGCTCATTCGGGCAGTAGTGGGATACCGAGTCGGCCTCCTCGACCGACCCGGCGCTGTAAGTCATTACAGTCCCACACTTTACACACTTCCAGTCCCAGCGGGGCACTAGCGCCGCCCCTTGAGGCTGGCCGCGATGACGGCCGCGGTGCCGCCTTCAGCCTCCGCCGGGTTGGGCGTCTCGACCGGGGCGATGCCCGTGCTCGCGCCCGCCGAGGTGGCGCGTGGCGCGCGCCGGAGCGACTCGGTCACTTCCTTACGGATACGCGCTTCCATCTGGGTCGCGGTCTCGGTGACCCCGTTCGCCTTCTGATACATGACGTGGTTGTAGGCGTCGCGCATCGTCGGGAACTTGTAGTCCGCGTAGGTGCCGGCCTGTTTCGCGGTGCTGTCCTCGTTCATCACCTTGAGGATGGCGTCGAAGTTCTGCTGGAAGCCCGGCCACTGCATGGCCTCGTTGACCTGGGCCTCGCGCTGCTGCGCCGCTTCGCGCTGCCGCTGCCCCATTTCGAACACGTCGCGAATCGGCTTGAACTCGTTCGAGATGTCCGTCTTCGCGCGGGTGTAGGCTTTCTCTTCGGCCTGTCGCTGGTCCCACAGGCGCAGCTTCCGGTGCTGCTCGGGGGAGTAACCGATTTGACCGTTGCCCATGTCCACATCGGGCTGTGGCTCCGGGTCGTTCGGGTCAACCTGTGGGCCGGCGGCTTTGAGCCCGGTGACGCGCCCCTGTGCGTCGAGGTTGACATGCGGCCCCAGCAGCTGCTTGTAGGCGGGGATGGCCTCGATGAGCATGCCGAGGAATGTCGGCGCGTCCTCGAACATCACTTTCTCGGTGTTGCCCACCTTGGTGAGGCGCGTCTCGTATTCCTTGATGCGCGCGTCGCGCTCGGCAACCAGTGGCTTGGTCTCGGCTTCCCACTGCGTGCGCGCCTTCTTGACGGCGTTCTCGTTGATTTTCTTGACGTTCGAGTAGGGGATGCGATTCTCGCGGCCCGACTTGTCCTTGGACTTGATGCCGTGCTCGACGGCGAACGCGTCCTCGGTCTCGGCCACGGGTGCCGGCGTCTCAACGACGGGTGCCGCCTCTTCCTGCACCGGTTCGTTCTCGGTCTCCTCACCCTCGATGGGGAGCTCGCTGCTGGCGTCCACCAGGTGGTCGACTTCGCCATCGTTGTCGCCCTCGCCCTCGATGGGGTCAGGATTCTCGCTCGGCACGAAGCCGTCTTCCACCGGTTCCGGTTCCGGTTCTCTTCCGCTCGCGGTGTCGACCGCGCCCTTGACGATGTCGCTGAGATTCATGCTGCTGCTCCGTTACGTGGATGGGACGTAGTGTGGATGACTGCTGAGCTTGTCGAAGAGCATCAGCATAAGGTTGCCGTCTATGTCCACAGTCACAGACCAGCAGGCGAACGCCTCGGCTTCCCATTCGGTAATGGAGTCGAGCGCGTCCTGCCACTTGGTGAACCCCTCGGGGTCAGGCAGGCTGATGTGCCGGCTGGCCTTGAGTGGGTTCTCGGGCTCATACGGGTCCCGAATGACCCGCACTCTGCCCACGTAGATTCTCACTGGCGATTCTCGATGGACGCCATCTCGGCGTCGAATGCGGCTTCCTTCTCCGCCTGGCGCCGCTCGAATGCTTCGGCGCGCTGCTGCTGCTGGTCCGCGAGGCGCTTGAGTTCCTTCTCGACCGGGGATTCGCCGGGCGCGTAGATTTCCTCGACGCCGTCTTCCTTGCCCCAGATGAGCACGTTGGACAGGTTGATGCGTAGCGCGCCGGTTACCTCGTTCTTGCCATCGGTGCCCTCCCGCAGGTAAATCTGAACCTCGACGGGCGTCTGGTCGATGGCGTTCTTGACGATGAGCACTTTCTCGTTGCGCCCGGTGTGGATGGTGAAATCCTTCTGGATGCCACCCTTGAACAGGAAGCTCCAGAACTCGACCGGCTCGGTCGGTGTCGGAGAGTTCGGCTCGTTGGGCAACACAGCATCCGGCTTCTCGTCGGTCAGCTTGATGATGCCCATTACTTACCCCCACAGGCGATGGCGGCGTTGGCTGTCATCACGGCTTCGCGCACCTTGCGCACCGCGGCGGTCTGGTCAGCCGAGACCGGCGTGTGGCTCGCGATGACCGAGGCGAGGTGCAGCGCGGCTTTGCGAATCTCCGCGTAGGCGTATTGCTGACTCGTGTCGGGCGAGTGGTAGCTGAACCAGTTGTCGAGCTGCTCAGGTGTCATGTGTCCCTCAGATATGTGCTTTGATGATGGCCTTGGTGTTCGCGTGCGGGTCGTTCGAGCCGCCCATGCGAATACCGGTTTCCTGGGTCGGTGGTGCCGGCGGTGCGTAGCCTTCGAGCTTCTCGTTGGCCCACCACGCGGCGACGCGTGCGTCCTCGTCCGCTTGCGTCAGGGAGGCCGGCAGGCCGACAAACCGCTGCGTGTGCTTGTTCTTGTCGGAGCCGGAGCTGGGGTCGGTCTCGTGCTCGACCACGTTGTAGAGGCCGCGCGCCTTGGCTTCCTTGCGCATCTCCGAGAACGAGTCGTAGCGACGCGGGGTCCCGTCGATATTACAGATGCCGTGGCGAATCCACATCCCTCCAGGGATTGAATCAGGAGCGACGGCTGGCGTGGTCGCGCTCGGGCGCGATGTGGTGGACAGCGGCTCCATATCGGCGCCGCATTCCTGGCAGGGGGCGATGAACCCGGTGTCGCGCATGAGCGTGTCCACGCGCACGGTGGCACAGGTCTTGCACTGAGCGTCTACCATTTTCACGGGATTGTCTCCACTCCTTGTCTAGCAAGGAGCGTGCCAACTACAGTTCGACGTGTGGGGCGTCGTGCGGGTGAGCCCAGCGGCCACCCCAGGTTCCGCCGTGCGCCTCGACGCGCCGGCCGAACGCTTCCCAGTCGTGCTTGTCCTCGAACGGGTCCGAGCCGATGAAGGCGCAGTCGACCCCGTGGCCGAATCCGTCCTCCTTCAGCTGGTGGTTCGACTTGTGCACGACTCCATCTTTCATCGTCACGATTTTCCCGGGCGCTGTGCGGCCCTGGGCGTAGAGTGCTTGCTGCTCAGCGGTGGTGCGAACCCCCATCACGACAAACATGGGGGCGCCGGCCGCTTGCTGCTCCTCGAAGACCCGAGCGAGCAGCGTGGTGAGAGCCGGGAGCACCCCTCGCAGGCGCTCCTGGTCTCGGAAACTGAAGCTCATCGACCGTCCTGCTGACGCTTGTTGACCCGGCCCGCCATGTCCCAGTGGGCGTTGGCGTCCGCCGGCTGCGCCGGCTGAGGTGCGCTCTCGGGTGGCGGCGCTCCGCCTGGGCCACCAGGTGGCATACCCGGAGGCGGCGGCGGCACGGGTAGCTGACGCGACTGCATGATGGCCTTCTTCGCCATCTCCAGGGTTTCCGGCTTGGGGAACTGGCCGGATTCGATGAGCATCGCCACGACAATCGGGTCCTGCAGCGACTGTTCATCCACACGGAGCGAGACGTTAACCGGCTCCGGCTTCCCACCAGTCGGCCGCGCCACCGTCGACTCGTCTACGTCCACCAGGCTCGCCATCTCCTGGAGCACCGGGACCATGTCGGCCAGACCCGACTTCGCCGCGATGTTGGTGTAGCGCTCAAGGCGCGAGTAACGCTGTTCCGCGTCGAGCAGCACGCTCGAATCGGTGCGCGTCGTATACATGTAGTAGCTGGGCATGTGTTGGACGTCCATGCCCTGGAGCGCCGCGGTCTCTTCCTCGTCCCACTCCCCGAACAGGCAGATGAGGCCGGCGAGGACTTCTGCGATGTTGCAGAAGAACTTGTTGCAGCGGGCGCGCTCGTAGCCCACCCGGGTCTGCATGTTGGACTGGGCGTTGTTCGCTTCCGCCGCGGTGCGGATTTGCGTGTTCGAGCCGCCGCCGATGCCCTGGGACCCGCCGATATTCCAGGTCTCCATCAGGTCGTTCTTCGCGATACGGTCGAAGGTGTCGTCCTCGTGCGGGTAGCTCGCGCGTGCGACTTCCCCGAAGGCGCGCTCGCCGGGTCCGTTGATGGGCACGACACCCTGCCAGGTGCCGCGCATAATCGCGGTGACCAGGGCTGGCGGAACCAGGTTGTTGTTCATCCAGCGCATCGGGCGCGACTGACGCCGCTGCAGCATCATGTCGGTGCGACCCTGGATGAGTTCCTCGATTTGCGGCCGGCCCATCGCGGAGTCGGACGGCGGAATCGCGCTGTCCGTCACATAGGTCAGCGTCAGGAACTGGATGGGGAACTTGCAGGAGCCCACGATGATGTCGCCCGTTTCGGATTCCTGTCCGTCTGCGTCGAGCCGGCGCTGCCCCTTCCAGGGCTCGTTGACCACAGGCGTGCCGCGCCCGTGCACGAACACCAGGCGCTGGATGGCCTCGAAACTCGTTTCGTCGTCGTGATACAGGTAGCGCCAGTAGAACACCTCATCGAACTCGACCATGTTCGCTTCGGCAAACCGGTCCTTGTCGGCGTCCTCGGACAACCGGTCGTAAGCTTGCTGCGTGCCAGTGCCGCACACGGTCGCCTTGTCGCTCGGCTTCAGCCCGAACTCCTTCATCGCTTTCGAGAAGTGCATGCGTCCGCTGCGCCCAACCCACGGGGCGCGGTTGAAGTTGGACCCGGTAAACGTCAGGTCCCACAGCGCATCGCTCGGGCTCAGGCTGTCGATGGTGAAGCGCCGCGCGGTGGTGTAGGGAATCGGCTGCTCCGGGGTCTCCTCCGGTGCGCCGGGTGCCTCGGCTTCCCCGGTGTCGGGGGCGCCGTTGACGTCCATCGGTGGCGCCGCGGGTGGCGGCGGCTGTCCCGGAATCATCATTGGCGCGGGCGGCGCCGGCTTCGTCACGGACGGCAACACGCGGTCCTCGGTGCGCGTCTCATAGGCGATGAGCACGAGCCCGACTCCGGCGGCGTTGATGCAGTTGGGCAAGCACTCGTCCATCGCGGTGCCGACGTCGGCGTGCGACAGCGCGTCGTTCAGCTTCTTCGCGAAGACGGGGACGCCCTTCTCGTAGCGCTTGTTCTTCGCCTTGAGGCGCACCTGGGGAACCTGGCTGAACAGCTGCGCCTGCTTCGCCTTGGTGGCTGACCAATCATAGGTGATGGCAATCCGGTCCATGTCGGAGTCGGCATCGAACACCTTGCCGCGGCGGAAGTCGATGTTCGTGCGCCAATCCTCCGTCAGGTCTCGACGGTAGCGCCGCGACTTCGCGATGCGACCGCGCCAGCGGTCGGTGTCCGCGGTTGACGCCGGGTTCGCGTTCGCCACGGTGTCGGGCACATCGTTGCCCTCGGGAATGTTGACTTGTCCTTCGTCCAGCATGGCTAACCTCAGTGAATATCGTATACGGAGTTGGCTCGGCGGCGCACATTACCGGCGCCCATGACGGGGCGCTCGCCCGAAGGGTTGTGCATCCAGGGTCGTGAGACGGACAGCGCGGGCGGCTGCGGCGCGGGCGGTTTCGCCTGCGCGAAGTAGCCCAGCGCGATAGGCATGTGGTCGACTTTCGAGTCCGCGATGCGGCCCGGATGCTTCTTGTCGATGCGCATCGAGCGCAGCGTCTTGACCAGGGTCGGGCAGCTCTCCTCGTTGAGGAGCAGCGTCGGCTCCCCGTCCTTGAGGTTGGTGTTCAGCAGCTCCTGGATGGCGAACCCGGCCGCGGTGCGGTCGTTCACGCCGGCCGTGAGCATAATCCCGCTGTCCTCGAAGATGTGGGCCATGCAGTGGCCCATTTCCTTCTCCCCATCCCACAGGGTGGGGTCGGCAATGGTCGTGATAACCTTCATCCCCTCGGAGGCGGCGAGAATCTCGGGGATAATCTGCTGCACCGTCTTGCGCACCCACGACATCTCTTTGAACGCGACGTAGCGCCCGTTGGGCAGCGCCGCTATCCACACGCACACACTCGGGTCGTGGAAGCCGTAGTCGAACACGCGATAGATGTGCATGCCCGGCCAGAGGAGACACATGCGCGCCGGCTCGTTGTCGGTCCAGCTGCAGCGCGGCATCGTGTCATTCCTACACAGGTTCGGCGCCTCGATGGTGAAGTAGGCGCCCTCGACGCCCCACTTCCCGTCGAGCCAGGCGTCCTGGTAGGCTTTGCTCAACCCGACGAACGCTTTGTCGTATTGCTCGAAGTCGACGGTCCCTGCGGCGTCCTCGCGCTCGATGTGGAGCGAGCCCCAGTCCCTCGGGTCGTATTTGGCGTCCTCTTCCTTGAGGACGTCCTTGGCAATGAAGTAGTGGTGCACTTCGTCGGCCGACACACCAATGGGGTTCGTGCCGCCGCGGATGATGGCGGTCAGCCCTGAGCCCTCGACCACACGGCAGCTGGTGCCGATGCGGGTAACCATATCCCAGTCAAAGGTGGTGATTTCGTCAAAGCAGATGGCGTCGAACTGGGCCGACAGATACTTGAGGACGTCGGCCTCGGTCTCGCAGTGGCCGAAGAGCCCGCGGCTCCCGTTGGCGTAGTGGAGTTCGACGTTGCCGCTGCGCACACCGAGCGCGCGCCCGCCCATCTTCTCCATGTCGGTCTCGACAAACTGGAGATGGGACTTCCTCAGCTCGGGCATCGTCCGCCGGAGCATCAGGTAGCGGAACCCGGCGTAACCCATCGCGCGCATGTGGAAATCCCAGCGCATCGTGTGGGACTTGCCGGTGCCGCGGCGTCCCTCCATGATGAGCTTGGGCAACGTGCTCGCATGATAGAGTTTGTGCTTCTCGGAGGACGGTCGATAGAGAATCTCTACCGCGCCCTTCGGGCGCGACACACAGAAGGCATCGCGGGGCAGGAGCGCGAGTTCGTTGGCCGCGAAGTAGGACTTCCGCCGGTCGGGGATGACCGCGGCTTTGAGCGCCTCATCGATGCGGTCCATCTCCTCGGCGGCGATGGGCGGCAGACCCGGGATGAAGCCACCCTGCGCGAGCAGGGCATTGGTCACATTCACTTGGCGACCTCGCCGTCAAGCGCCAGCGGGTTGACCACGACTCCCTCGGGCAGACCCCCAATCTTGAACCCGATATTGAAGGTGGCGGGCGCCTTGGTCTCCTCAGCCTTGGGTGGGTCAATCACCCGGTCGCCGTCCTCGTGGATGCGTTCGAGCGCCCACTGGGCCGGCTTCGCGTCACCGTTCATGGCCGCGATGGCGGCAGCATGGGCATGCAGCTCGACATAGACCTCGGCGCGTGCCGCCAGGCTGGTGCGCGCCGCCTTGATGGTCTCGCGCACCGTGCGGGGGTCAATCTTCAGCCGGCGGGCGATGGCGGCAGCTTCCAGCTTGTCCATCAGGTTGACCACCACTTCCGCCATTGCTTCGCTTACCTCAGCCGGCTTGGGGCCGGGCTTGCGGTTCTGGCGCTCCCGGTCGCGGCGCTCCGCGGCGACCCGGTAGTCCGAGGGCGCAATGAGCCCTTCCGAGGCGGCGGGCGCCATGCGGGACTCGTCGGTGATAGCGGCTGAGGCGCGGGGGCTGGGCATAACTCCTTTAGTTCTCGGGCTTTAGCTTGGCGTAGAGGATGAATGCCGCTAGCCCAGCCACCAGGCAGACGGCTCGGAGGATGGTCACGCACCGATGGTAACACGGGAGCTTGACATCCTGCAAGGGCTGCACCATAATGGCAGCAGACATCGCGGGTCAGGACTACCCACCCCACACACCCCCAGCACACGCGTGCGTACGCGCGCGCATCCCCCTATGGACGTCCATTGGCCAACGTTGGCCGGTTCCCCGGCCGGTGCAACTCTGTGCCTAATCCCCCTCGATGCCGGGGTTTCGGGCCGGAACGCGGCGCCCCAGGTCCGCTTGCCTGGCCGGATTCGGCGCCGGAATCGGGCGCACCCCCACACGTCCTCGCTACGCTCGCCGCCGGGCGCGCCATATCGGGTGGAAGGACGTGCGGCCGGAAGTGGCGCACGCGTTCACGCGCGAGAATCACGCGCGCGTGAATGTCAATCGATGCGACGCGCGCGCGCCGCGCACGTGTCGCGCGTTACGTTGAATGGCGTAATGGGCGGGAGTGATGCGCGCGTGATGCGCGCGTCGATGATGATGGGCGGAACGCGCGCACTAGGCGCGCGTCCCGAGTAGCAGTCTAGCTGGCGATGATGCGCGCGAACATTTCGCGCGCATCGATTGATTCGTCCTCATGTGTCGCGCGTGCGCGCGCACATGCGGCGTCGAATGATGCGCGCGTGCTCGCGTGCATCGTTCCAGTGGAGTGCGCGCGTTTACGCGGCGCGCCTCGCTCCTCAAGGCTCCGCATGTAGGCGCGCCAGCGCTTGGCGTCCTCACGCGTCGTGCTCCCAAGGTCCTCCGAGTCAGCGCTGTAACGGCGATAGCTATCAGACATGAGATACTCCCTTTTCGGTGTAGGCGCGCGCAATGGCTTCGCGCACGCGGGTTAGCTGGGATTCGAGCGCGGTCAGCTGCGAGCGTAGCAAATCGCAACCGGCATCATTGCCCCGGGCACGATACCGGTCGTTCAAGCTATCCGACAATGCCCCGTGGTAGCATTCGAGCGCGAATCGAACGCGGAGCGCTCCGTCAACCGTCTGCGTGATGGCGCCCCCGTCGAAGTCTATCAAGGCGTCGATTACCATTGTGCTAGTCCTCCGCCTTGCGCGCGTTCGCGCGTTTGATGGCGCGTTTACGCTCCGGCGAGTATCGACGCTTCCACGCACACCATACGATTGCTTGGAAATCGCAAGGGCGAATCCCCAGCTCGCGCGCCACGTCGACGTAACACTGTGAGAACACGACGTAGGCGGCAGGTCTAACCGTGGAAATGCCCAGGTTGTTGGTTGCGGCTTGCGCTGCATGCGCATCGATTGTGACGACGCTATCATCTCCAGCCAGGTTGCGCGAAAACGCGGTCACTTTCGGGGCAACCTTGAAATACCCTGCTACCCCGTGAGCACGGTCGTTCAAGATTTGGCGCGCCTTTTCGACGTTCGCGCGCAAGGCGCCACCGGTAACCCGCGGCTGTCCTGAGAGTAGTTCGAACGCAATGCGCAGGTTGCTTGTCCAGTCGCATTGCGGACTGATGGCTGCAATGACGCTGGCGATTGTGCGGGCGTCTAGCCCAAAACCTTGCGCCCATGTATTGCAGCCTGCCGCGGCGGTTGGATACCACGCCAGCCCTTCGCGTTTGTCGGCATCGGTCGCGCGCGCGTATACCTTGCGAAGATTCGCGCGGTAGCGCGCTACGTGGGCCGCATGGGGCGATTTGTTGATGCGCATTGATTGCTGTCCCTTCCCTGAAATAGGCGCCCGTAAGGGCGCCCGTGGTTGACGCTACTCGTAATACGAGAGTGAAATTGTCGACGTCATACGAGGTGGCTGCAGCTGCAGCCGTGCAATGGCTTGCACGCGGCGCTCATCATCGTAGGCGTGCCGTGCTTCCACTACCTTGGTTGCCTTTTTGAGCGCCGCGGTATAGCTGGTCGCCATAACGGCAACAACATCTACCCCGTAATCTCGCCCGTCTAGTCCATACCAGCTATAAAGCTTCATTGCCCGTTCTCCCTGAAATGCCGTGGTTACCGCGAGCCGAAGACGAACGTTGAATCGAACACGCGGGCGTTCTGCCAGGAGAGAATAGCGCACTCCTGATGATGCGCATCAACAAGGGCGACCGTGAGCGCGAGCACATCGGCGCGACGCCCGTATGGGGCGATGATTTCGAGCACGGCGGAACGCTCCGTCTGGCCCTTGTAAATGCCGGTCGCGCTGAACATCGTCGCGCCATCAAAGCCGATGCGGGTCACATGCTCCGGGAAATCGTCGCCCGTGTCCTCAGTGTAGATACGGAAAACCGTGGACAACGCGTCGACGCTGGCGACGTCGCGCGCGTCGAATACGACCGATGATGCCGCATGCGCAATCTGCGCGTTTGCGAGTGAGCGCGTGATGGTGTTGTTCGACTGGCCGTGGTTTTTCACTTTTGTAATCTCCTGATAGGCTGCGGTTTACGATTCGATGAACGTATCGGTCTCATTGTCGCGAATCGCCACGAATCCGCCCGATGTATCGGCAGCATATTCTGTGGCAAAGTCTCGCGCGTTCTGTAGCGTGCGAAACCGCGCGACTGGACGCGCGACTAGTTCGGGCTCTCCGTCACGCGATAGCCATAGAACGGAATAGCGCTTATCGTAATCGGCGGTTTTGGTGGGCATGCCAGACAATAGAGCACGCGGCGTGCCAGCGTAAACACTGGCGTTTTCGCGTTTCCCGTGCTCCGAATGTCCACTATCGATACTTCGTGTCCTATTTTTGTGGAACACTCGCCGGCATCTCGCTTGCAATCGCACGGCCCATGCGAAAACGTAATCGGGAACGCGGCACGCGCTTCGCTGATGACAGCATAGTCCATGCCGGACCAAAGCGGTCGGACTTGCACGAGACGCGCCTGCTGGGCAAGATTCGTGCCGAGATAGGTGGCTACGCTCGCGAGCGGTTCTACGCGCTACGCGACGCTCGCGGGCGGTTCTCGTCCCCGAATCAGGACGGCAAATCAGGACAGTCGTCCCCGAATCAGGACGGTGAATGATGGCGAGAATGACCCGCGCGAAACGCAACGCGACGATGACACCGGAGGAGCTATACGCGTGGATACGGGCACGCCGCGCGAAACGTGCAGCCAAACGCCCCGTCTTGCTCGGTCCCGCACGCCAAGGCGTGCGCGGCTGGCTGGTGGCACAGCGATTGCACAATCAGGAGGCACAATGATTGATACCATTCGACACGGCGACCGCGTCACCATCCTCGTGCCCGCCGGCATCGGGCGCGACGGCCAGGAGTGGGCGGAGAAGTCGGGCAAGGCGGTGATGCGCGGACCCTACGGCTGGGTGCTGAACATGGGCGGGCGCTACGGCACGCCTGGCGTCGCGACGGAAGACAACATCGTCCGAATCAGGAGGGCGAAATGACCAAGCTGAAGCTCACCATCAAGGCGATAATGACGGCAGTCGAGAAGGACAACGGCACGGGGTTCTGCGTCGCCTGCCACGGGCGCCAGACGTTCGTGGAGCCCGACGCCAAGGGCTACCCGTGCAAGCGCTGCGGCGAGCCGGCGGTGATGGGCGCCGAAGAGATGCTGATGCGGGTGGCACGGTGATTGCACATCAGGAGGGCACAATGGAAACCACACAGAAGCAGACGTTCGACGCCGCGCTCGAAGACTTCATCGCGGAAGTCGAACGCGTCACCAACAAGACCCATGCGGGCGATAGCGTGCGACTCTACGTCACGCACATCGAGGCCAGCGCTGGCCCGAAATACACCAAGCTCATGCGCGTCGAGACCGGCCCGCAGGGCTACAAGGGCTCGTCCTACTACGGTTTCATCCGCAACAGCGACGGCGCCGTGCTCTATGCGGGCGGTCCCAAGCCGTTCATCGGCAAGAGCGAGGCAACCACGGTGCGCGGGAACATCTTCGACGCGTCCACCTGGGAGCGCTGCATCGGCCCCTATGGCGTGCTGACGCTGAGCCGCCGATGAAGCCCCTGCTATTGTCCTGGTGGATTCTCGCCGGCTCGGACGCCGCAACCACCCACTACATGCTGAACACTGGCGGGCGCGAGGTGCTTCTGCCTACACAGAACCCGGTGGCGATTGATGGCATCCTGGGCGCGCAAGCATGGGCGGCTGACCGCTCGCTGCGCCGGCTGCATGCGACACACCCGCGTCTCGCGCTCGCGATGGGCGCCGGCCTGGTGGGGGTTCGCGCCTATGTCGTGCAGCACAACATGCGCGAGATTGCGAGGCACCGATGACACCTATCAGCGGACCTCGCCCCGCGTGCGTGAAGCGCCAAGTCGTGAGCCCCGAGGGCTACACCGCGACGTTCCACGCGTGCTGGCTGCACGCTGACCGGCTGGAGGATGAGACCTTCGACGTCGATGGTTACAAGCCCGTCGAGGGTGTGTCCTCGAAAGCGGTCGATGCGGCCGAACGAGATGACAGCGGCACCTGGTGTGCCTTTTGCAACTGAGGAGACCATGCTAGACAAACGTGTTCGCATCGAAAGCTCGCCCTACGGCGCCGAGCTACCGACTTACCTGTATGGCGTCCTGGTCGGATTCCACGACGTCAACACCGGCTGCGACCGCTGCAGCGACGACCGAGACGGCATGCGCGCCGCCGTGCGCCTGGATGGCTCGCTGCTGCTGTCCTTCTACCCTCTCAACCTTGTCACCCTGAATCAGGAGGACCGATGAGCGCGCCCGTGCTCTACTTCAGCGGCGCGCTGCTCTACGCCGCCGGCTCGCTGCTCTACTACTTCGTCGCCAAAGGAGGGACCAAGTGATTACGATTTTCTGCTCGAACGAACGTGAATACAACTACCTGCCGGACAACGCTGTGCTCCACGCGGATGTCATTTACGTGGACGGCGCCGTGGTCAAAAGCAAGCTCGCACATTTCTCGCCGGGCAAATACGAGGCGCCCGTGGAGCCACCTGTGGAGCCGCCGGCACCGGACCCTGGCCCGCGCGTGCGCACGTTCTGCGGCGACTGCGGGTATAAGCTCGTCCAGCGCACGCCGCGCTACAGTGCCTACGACGAATACACCGGAAAACTTGTCAAGACCAGCTGCGGCGTCTGCGTGACAGACGATTGCCCGTCGAAAGGGGTGGAGAAGTGAGCACCAACAACGACACTCCCGAGCGCCAGTCATTCGTGCGCGACTTCCGCGCGTGGCCCGACGTCGCGCTCCGTCGCATCATGCGCCACTCGACGGTCAAACATCTGCGAAAGCTGGCATACGGCGTGCTCGTGAACCGCCGCAACGGAGGGAAACGCGTATGAAGCAGGGCACCAAGCGCAAGCTCGACCCGAAGGACAAGCGCGAGAAGCCGTCCTGGAACAAGCGCTTCAAGGCGCGCGAAGAGAAGCAGAAGGCGCACGCCGCCGCACAGGAGGTCACCACCGATGGCAACGAAGTCGAGACGCCGCCGCCTAGCGAAGCGTAGGCGAGCCGAGAGGCGCGCCGCAGCTGAGCGGCGCTCCCGACTCTTGCAGAAACTCGTTCATCGCCGCATCTATCACGA